CGATCACGCTGTGTCCATTCTCCTTGGAATTCTCTGGCTTTGAAGCGAAGGTTTTTAAGATAGTCGAAAAGAACTTCATAGTCACCTCTAGTCTCATCTGTTGATAGACGTTCTAAATATTCTCTTAGTTCACCTAAAGATATAATAGATCTAACAAACTTAGGAGTATGGTAAAATGATTCAGCAGTAGGATTCATCACTACATCAAGAGGAGATAACCTCTTAATAGCAGGACCAATAAATCCTGTTTGCATCATTCCTGGTAATTGTTCAGCTCGGTTGTCCACCCATTGAACAGTAGCGAAACAATTACCAAAGTCGATATAATCAGCAATAATCTTTTCTAATTCAGTGATGAAGTGAGGCTGATCAATAGCCCAGCCGATATAATTGATAATAGCATCACGTTTAAGAACTTGCTGATCATCTAGTTCATTAGCTTCCCAGTAAATATTCTTACGCTGGGGTAACAATGTAGCGATGTAGTTCGCTAAAAGATTGTCCCGAATTTGACAGGACTTTGGCACCGTTGTTTTGTTCTTCCACGGTAGAGTAGCGTTCGACGTCTGAGTTGTATCCGTTGCGAATATGTATCGACGGATCTCTTCCCAGTCGTTGACCTTCCGTTGACGTAATACGTTCCATTCTACAAATTTCTCCGTTAACCTAATAGCCAATCTATCAGGTACTAAGAATCCAGTCGGTTGACCAGATCCTATTACATTTTCTAATGAGAGTACAGAACCAGTCATTTATGGCTGTTCTTTAAGATTCTTTCGTACTTGTCTTGAAATTCTCAATGCTTCACGTCCTTGCCGATAAGCCGGCGACTCCATAGTATCCGTGTCTTGTACGTTAGGTGTTACGACTGTTCCATCAGGACCAGGAGCAGGGTGGTCAAAGTTTTGATCAATAGGCATTTATACTACGCCTCCAAAGCGTGGGTGGTATGTAAATAAGGGTTTATCTGTTTTATGTTGGTTAAGTGTCATTGGTGCTAATACATTCTTGATTGCACAGGCTAAAGCGTCTTTGCAATCATCATGTGGAGGATTCTGAAGAATAAGTTCTTCTTCTAAAACCTGACAATTGCCCCCCGCGTAATGCCAGATCTGACGATTCTGGTACCGTGGTTCGAGGACTGCGAGTATACGCTCCGCCTTCGATCCTTCAAACCTAGATGGGGAGTATTCTTCGACTGAGAGAGAGAGACCAGCTGGTCTGATATAGTTGTCACGTATGTCCTCAACAATCATTCTTTGTCCGGCAGTTGTTTCTGCCATAAGCTTTCTAAAGCCCCATTTCTCGTACATCTTGAAGAGACGTTTATAGACTTCAGATATTTTAGTAGTTTTGAATCTTTCAACTTCTAAGATATAGTAGTTGAGTTTCCCGTCGACTCCAACAATGACGATTGAAGTATAGTCACTACGTAGCCCTGTGGTATATGCAAAGTCGACTGCCGCAATGAGGTTAAGTCTATTGCCCTTAAAGAACCATCTACCGTCTCGTACACTAAGATGGCCGGGTTCATAGTACTGGAAGAGGTCTTTTCCAATTGGAGATGAATCGACGTCATGGGGATCATTATAGTATTGGGCTCTAAAGTGAGTTTGGTTGATATACTGCGACCGTTTTTCAGCCAATATTTTTTGGTCGAAACCGAACCATTTTCCATCGTAACGTTGCTGCCTAGGCCATAAGAATTCTCCGGTACCGTCCCCGAGACTTTCGACGGGATATTCTTTAACATCGTAAAGAGGCCGTCTATGTATGATTTCACCGTAGTCATTATATTCATCGACTGTCATTTCTTGTAAATGAGGATAGATATCTTTAGGATGATAACGTGTACCAACAACTAAGACACGTGGGTGGGTACTTTGAATAGACGATAAGTAACCATATTGTTCTCGAGTCTTTTCACGACCTTCTTCCGTGTAAGCATTAGAAGCAGTGACTCCATCATCGAACACAATAATATCACAATGAAGCCCCACAATATTAGTGGTAAGGCCAGCAGTAATAATGGAAGGATCACGAATAGACTCAGCAGCACGTCTAGGATCATCAATTGATATCTCCCGTTCTGTCCATTTTTCTCGTTTAGCTTCATCTATATGAACCATTTCTGGCCACAATAAACGATAGTTAGTGGAGGTAAATATATCTTTAATAAACTTTAACTGCTTAGTAGCTAACAATGAAGTAGAAGAAATATAAAGAACTCTGAGAGTAGGATCTTTAGTAAGTTGCCAAGCTACCCAATAAGCAGCAATAGCACTCTTCATATGGTCACGTGGTAGTAAAAGAAGCTGATAACTATTAGCGTTAGAAGCTGATAACCACCGACATATTTCTAAATGAATCGAACCTAGTAAACGTAAAGGATGAATAGTATTAATAAAAAAGATAAAGTCTAATTCACACTTTAATCTGATTTCACTACGTTGGGCCTCAAGAACGGTCTTCTTAGGTCTTCCCACAAGAACTATTCTTTCTCTTCTATTTTAGGTTTATTTTGTTCATTAACCTGCTGTTGTAACTTAACAATTAATCCTGAGACCGTCTTAAAAGGCATGTTGCCTAAAGATTCAGAAAGAATTAAAAGTTCTTGTTCAGTCAATGTTAAAGTATAAATCATGATGCTGCGACTGTCCAATTAGTTCCGTTGTAATAACCAAGTACATGATTAGAACCTGTTCCAGCTATAGTTGCTCCCCATATAGCTGTAGTACTATCTGTAAAGGAAACTAACATTCCTTCAACTGCCGTAGAAGGTCTATTTGCAAATGTAACTGCTGTTCCACGTATTGAATTAGTCACTACATTATTGGGGAAAAGAGTAGGCAAGACAAACTGATTATTAGAATTATCTACAATCATATTTCCCACAGTTTCCCAACAAGGACCATCTCCGAGAAATGGATTACTAGAAGCTGTTGCAGAATTCCAAGTTATTATATTACCAATAGCTGTTGATCTAGAAGCTAAACCTCCGTTTGAGATAAAAAATGCTGGGCTATGCCCTGCCGCTGGGCTCTGAAATATATTTCCTAATAAATTAATATTTCCTCTAAATTTAAACCATATAACACGATCATCAGCATTAATATTATTTGCAGCCCATCTACAACCTATAATATTTATAGGTTCAAGACCAGAACTTGGACCCCCAGTTAATAGTAATCTACTGGAACCTTCTGTATTAGAACCTATAATAGATACAACATCATCGGGATTACCGATATCAAAGTCGGCTATAGAACAAGAACCTCCACCACCTCCGTACCACCTAAAACTTCCTGAATTATTAGCCGAATTAGTAGCTTGAGTAGTAGAGACTCCTCTTTTACCGCTTAAAAATGTAGAGTTAATAAATGTATGGGTTTTAGATTGAGAATGTTCTATGCTATAAGCAGCATTAAAAAAGTTTTCAACGATACAATCATAAATTCCATCTAAATCATTATTAACATCACCACCAGCCCCATCAGAAGTATCATCTCCAATACACCATCTAAATCCTTTAGTAAGACCAGCTGATGCTGAATTAGTACCATTCATGGTTATATTTTGAAAATGTCTATTAGTAGACGTTGTTCCAGTTGCTGTCTCTAATCTAATACCTTCGGCTAAAGGAAAATTAATAGATGAATTAATTATAAAATCTTTGAAAGAAGAATCTCTACAACCACGTATTCTAAACATAGGAGACGTAGTGTCACCTCTCCAAGTAAAGTTAGTTCCTTTTCCTGTTGAAGAAGATCCACAACCCAACCAACTTACAGAAGAAATACCTGTCGGATTATATATATTTATAGTTCCTGTTACATTAAATGAACCTACAGGACCTAATATTTGAACATTATTTTTACTTATAGTAAAACCTGGAATTACCCCACCAGAAGACAAACCTCTAGCATCTACAATACCTCCTGTAGATGGAAGAGCTGCAATAGCAGCTGCTATTTTATCTCCTGCTGTGTCTCCTGAAAACACTGCTGCGTAAAGGACAGGACCAGATGGACCAAATATAGTATTATTTAAATCACTTAAACGTACAGCTGAATTAGCTGTAGAAGGACTTCCTAGGTTTATGATTTCATTAGAATTCATATCCAATTCAGAATTCATATAATTAGGAGATGTACCATCCCTAGATAACGTATTTTCTATTGCTGTAACAGTAGAAGAACTATTGTTATTCAGTGTACTAGCCGCAGTAACTAAAGTTCCCTGACTTACTACATTATTTAAAATTAATTTAGACATTTAAAAAATAGGAATATATCCAGTAGTACCACCACTATCTACGATAGTTAACCATTTTTGAACTGTTGTATGAGCACCTGCTGGACCTACAGAACCTAAAACTGTAGCTACTGTAGTATTAGCAGAAAAAGAACCTGCATCTACAAATTGAATGGGTCCCGAAGCTGCTGTAGTCGCTAAATTAAAACTTTGAGTATTACCATTATTTCTGAAATTCCATACACCGCTTGCTGAAGCTCCAAAACCACTGCCGTTAGTCCATTGATAACTGTTAACTCCAGAAGAAACAATAAATGTTGCTGCTCTAGAACTTTGAGTTGTTATTATATCAGCTCCTGTTGCTGTCCAAGAATTTGCATTAGAGACGTTATAGTTAAATTTATCAACACCGTTTATTGAAATGCCTAATCCAGTAGTAGAAACACTGTATAAACCAGTAGTTGTATTTCCAATTGATAAAGATGGAGTGGCTGCTGCTCCTGCTGAAGAAGTCCTGAGAAGACCCCCAGTCGTTACTGCTCCAGAAGAACCTGCATAAGTAAATCCAGCATCAGAAGATACTACACCACCTAAATTAAATAGAACTTGAGTAGTTGCCCCACCAGTAATAGTAGAAGTACCTATAGTAATTCCTCCACCGGCAGTAGCAAGATTACCTGCACCATCAGTAAGAGTTACATAAGAAGAAGCATCGGGTGCAAAAGCACCTTTTAATTGTTTTGCAGTCAAATTAGTGTTCCATTTCCATCGGTGAATGTAATATGTTTAGAACCATCTCTAGCTTTAGAACCAAAGAGTTTAGTTCCTCCTCGAGTGAGTGTTCCGTTACCATCTGTTTGAGTTACATACATACTACCGTCAGGAGCAGTAGAACTTAAAAGAAGTTGTTTAGCAGTCATTTTATCCTATACGTGCGCGCTTCCGCACTTTTACTTTGTTATACTTGCCCGCTTCAAACTATTTAGGGTAGGCATACTTGCCCGCTTCGACCATCTAGTGTTGATAGCATGCGTCGCTATTTTTGATAATTGTTTAGAAGATAAGGCTTCTGCTCTGGCAAATCCACCTTTAGAAGCTCCTAGAGCACCTAAAATTCTACCGTGCTCGCCGAGATTTTCCACTTTGTATGCCTCCACGTGTTCCTAAAGCTACTGCTGCATAATGGTGATCCAGCTTTCTAATTCCTTCACGCCAGGGACGTGCGTGAATGTATTCGCTATCAATAGTTCTTCCACCTACTACTAATTGCGAAGATATGCCTAAAGCTTTACCTAATCCAGAAGCAGTGCCTACGGCTGAGATAGTAGTAAGAGATAATCCTACTGCAGCTGCAGTTCCTAAACCAGAAGCTTCAGCTAAAGCTGTTGTCGCTCCTGAAGATATTGCTAAAGCTGTGCCAGTACCACTTGAAGATGCTACTGCGTTAAATGTAACTGCACCAATACTTGTTGCAGTTCCTGTACCCGAAGATGAAGCTACAGCGTTAAATAGAGCATTTCCAGTACCATCTGCACTACCAACACCTGAAGCAGAGGCTATACCATTAAAGGTAGCCATGCCTGTGAAAGAAGCTGTGCCTGTACCTGTGGCAGAAGCAACGGAGGCTGCTACACTAGCGCCAATACCTGTTGCACTACCTATACCGCTCGCAGAACCTAAAGAAGCTGCTACAGAAGCTCCTATACCGTCTGCTGTACCTGTGCCTGTAGCAGATGCTACTGAACCTGTAGAAAAAGCAACTCCTAAGGCTGTACCTGTTCCAGAAGCAGAACCAACTGCTACAGCAGTACTTGCACCGATAAATGAAGAACTGCCAACACCAGTGGCTGAAGCTACAGCTACATTTATTCCAGTTCCTATGAAGGAAGAAGAACCAGTTCCTTGTGCACTACCTACCGAAGCAGCTGTTGAAGCACCAATTCCTGAGGCTGTACCCGTACCTTGAGAAGCTGCAACTGCATTAAATGTAGCTGCGCCTATTACTGTAGAAGAGCCAATACCTGTGGCAGAAGCTGTTGAAGCAGCTGTAGAAAGACTTATTCCTGTTGCAGCGCCAGTTCCGGTGGAAGAACCAACTGCTACGTTGATTCCTGTACCTACAACTGTTGAAGAACCAGTACCTGTCGCTGAAGCTACCGCATTAAAAGTAGATTTACCGACAACAGAAGAAGAACCTGTACCGCTTGCCGCTGCTACTGAGGCTGCTGTAGCAGCACCTATACCTGTAGCTGTTCCTGTACCACTAGCTGAAGCAACATTACTTGCACCACCCGACATGAGGGTGACGCACCACATCTGGGTATCTGTGGAATTGCACGTTGCCGTCAGCGTTATAGCTGCGTTGGAGCTCAAAACCTGATGCGCGAATAACGCACCATTCCCATCAACGGTGTCCTGCGTCCAGGGCGAAGACGCTGCCGTGAATGTGTTTCCAGCAACACCGAAACCGACCGCCGCCTCCGCTGAGGCGGATAAGGTTCCGGTAGATGCGCTGCTTTTCGGGCTAGTGTTCGTGGCATCGTTAGTGGCGACGTGTTTGTCGAACACAGCGCCGGTCAGTCCTGCGATCTCCCATATCCCGATATCGGCGTAACCTATAGTTCCGTTGAACGTAGCCGTAATCGTTTTCGATCCGGTCGTGGGACTTAGAAATCCCTGAACAAAGGCTTTGGTCCCGATGTTCGCATTGGAAACATTTCCGAGACCACAATCGACTGCTGTATCCCCTTTGTCGGTCGTGATTGTAACGGTCGTTGCTGAGGCGGGATCAAAATAACCAGCGACAGCGATTACAGAACCAGCAGCAATCCCGCTGGGGAACACTGCAACTATTGTCGTCCCCGTGGTCGGGCTAGTAGTGTTAGCGAATTGTCCAGATACGAATGAGATCGCCATTGGCGACCTACTAACTTATAGATGCAACAAGTGCATTCAAAACAGTTTGAAGACCTACTGTTTGTGCAGGAGTAAATACCGACATAATACGCGTACCATCAGAATTGAGTTTCTCTGCTTGAATAAAACCACCTGTATCCTTAGGAAAGTTAGATATAATCCAATCTATACATGCTTGAGACGCATTAACAACAGATGTTATATCACTGGTTAAAGTACCTGCATAACCAGGGATGTTAGCAGTTGCATATGTATTTAATCCAACAACATTCTTATATGCATTTAAATTTGTAATAACTCCAGACAACTGATCGAGCATTGAAAAGACATAAGCAGTGTTGATGTTATTAGACTGAATAACAATTACAGCTGCAGCTGCTTGTTGTTTAATTCCAGCTGCATAGTTCTGTAATTGAGACAAAACAGCACCTAAAGATGGTTGTGTAGATGCCGGAAACATTTTACTTAACTTCTCTATATGCTTGAATCATCAATTTATGAATCTCTTTAGAATCTGTTATACCTTGTTCAGAAGCTAATAAAATAGCATCAGACATGGCTTTTTCTCGACGTTGTGAGAGTTCTTTATTCTCCGGCTTCAAAGAAGACGCAGAAACACCTACAGCTTCGACTATCATTAGTCTAATGCAATCGTAGAAGCAGTAGTTAATTGAGGAGTAACGCCATTACCAGTGACGATATTGGGAGTTACTGTACCAGACCAATAGATATCAGAGGCACCACCGCCAGTTTTACCGACTGAGAAATGAGTAACCGTACCTGATCCACCGGTACCTGCAGGAAAGGTAATAGCTGCAACTGGAGAACAAACAGTCGGATTAGTCCCGGAAACCGTCCAACCACCTGTATCCCTATTCACATTCACACGTGCGTAAGAAGTATAAGTAGCTTCAGAGGTAGATTGAGTACCAGCATCACCTGGATCTGCAGTATGCAGGGCTACAGCTATCTGGGTAATGGGAGAAGCAGTAGCGTTAATAGCAACATTAGCCCAAGTAGTAGCATTGAAAATTAATTTAAGTATATTTGATTCTGTGACGTCTGCGATAGACATTAGCCTTTGACTTTCTTTAGATTAGGATTTTTACGTTTAGCTGCTGCGCTAGCATTTCTAGAAGAAGAAGCTAGGATAGCGCCTGCACGTTTCCGTGAGACGCCTTCCTTTTTAGCGATCTTCGCTTGTACTGAAGCGAAAGACATTTAGTTTAGAACTGCTGTGAGTCCAGTAGGAGCAGAAGGATCAGCTAAAGTAGACTTAACTTCAACAGATGCGACGTTACTATCGGCTGAAACATGACCGGCAGTGTCTACGACAGCGACGGTAAAGTTATGAAAGCCAACGGTAAGTATATCGGTAGTGAAGGTAGTAGCTGGTCCGACAGCGGAACCAATCATGTGATGTGAAGGATCTTCAGTAGAGACATCGAAGATAGAGACAGATGCAATATCTGTAGATGCGAGAGAAGAACCATCAGTGCGAGTTGTGGGGAGTACCCACGTAAGTGTTGAAGTAGACATGTGTAATATAGCCTTTAAATATGTAGGTTTACGAGGAGGAGATTGAAAAGATTTAATAAGGTTGATTAACCAGTCCCAGAAGGACATTTTATTTCTTTCAATGTTTCTTGTATTGATTTAAGTTCTGTTAAAATTAAATCAAGTTTGTTGTTAAAATTATGTTCTATTGAAGTAGCTGCTCTTTGCAGCTCTTTCAAAACTGAAAGATTGAGCATTTAATGAATTATAGGACCAAAGATACGCCAACCTAATAGAGCGAATAGGATCCATTGTACGACTGATCCAAAGCCTATTAGGAAAGGACTATCTCTCCAAGCAGTAAATCCTCCAATAAGAGAGATTCCTGCTAGAATCATTAAGAACCAAAATAAGAGACCTACGTCCATTAGTAGCCTCTCTTTCGATCCATAGCTTCTTCAGCTTTAGAACCTTCTTTCATTTTCTTAGCTTTATTCTTCATTTTATCTTTATTCATTTGACCTTTAGCCATTTATATGATATTCCTTATGAAGTTGCGAAGGGAGTAGCAAGTGTACCCGTCGCGGAAAGAGTACCTTCAATGTGCCATTGCGTGGGAGAAATAAGTACACATTTGAAATAGTCACCAACCGTACCACCACCAGTAGTTTGAGCAGAACCTGCTAAGTTAATAGAACGAATAGTACTACCATTTGCTGCATATCGAGTGACTGTTAGTGCTTTGTCCATATAGACACCGCCAGCTAAGAAGGTAGTAGCAGCATCAGTAATAACCTTGTAGGTATTAGAAGTATTAACCACTCCTACGAAGAAATCAAACCTAGTACCGATTGGACATTTAGCAGGAGAAGGTAAAGTAACTGTAGCACCAGTTAGCGTATTAAACACAACATTTGCATTCGCTCCAGAAGGTAGTAAAGTATTAGCGGTAACAGTTATGGTATTAGATAGATTCATCAAAGCATTGTTTGAAAAATCTATTTGTCGAGAGATATCAACCATGTGAAATATATATTCCTTTAGAAAAGATTAGAGCATACGTCTATGCTTGATAATCATTGTATCATAGAAAGAAACAGATGTCAACAACTAAATTAGATTATATTAAAATAAAAAGAGAAAGAAATGCATCAAGACAATCACAACAAGAATATATTGGAAAGAAGAGATATTCATGAATAAACCTATTAAAGTAGTACAAGATTCTACTTATCCAGATATGTATAGATTAGAATGGAAAGATGGTATATTATCACAAGACATGTACAATTTAAGCCGTGCTCATGATATTTTACGTAATTACCGAGAATACCGTAAAAACATGACTTTACGCAGTGCTAATAGCCTCCCTGGTAAGAGTTTAGATAGTGCCAGCTAGGGTAGTAGCCACCTATGAAAAACAGCCTTAAATTGGCATATTTAGCTAATAAACCTAAGACTATTTGGTGGAAGGTAATAGCACCTAAAAATGCGAGATTATCACCAATTCAAAGATATGATTTAATTTATGATGAGAAAGATTTAAAGATTAGGAGACTTATATAAATTTTTTTGTATATAATTTTTCTGTGAGATATTTTTAAGCAATGATAAAATTTTGTGAGTAATTTTGGAGAGGTGATTCATTCGGCCCTTTGCACCCCCCGTCACCCCCTCATACCCCGTCAAGGATTATAGCTTAGGCAGCTTTCCAACTGTCGTTATATAGGGCAATATACTACGTTCTAAGGCAATATCTCGCGAGGTTATCATATTGTATCATATTGTATAGAAGAGTATAGAAGAGTCATTTTTTAATATGAATTCTTTTGTAACATACTATAAGATACAGTATAAACATATTGTTCTCATATTGATTATACTGTTTACAACTGTAAGTATACTATAACATACTAATGTATACTATTTAGTGGCAGGATAGACTGCCTCTTGAAAGTTGTAATGTAAGAGTAACTGGTTGTGCAACTTTAAGCATAGCGGTAAGTTGCATGTTGTGCAACTATAGCGTTAAGTGTGACGATATGCGACAGTACATAACATGAACAGCCACCTGGCAGACAATTGCTCTGCTTAAGTGGCTTTGCTATGTGTGGAATGTGCAATCAAGCACAACGGAGCGAAGCTATGACATTCAAGTATACCAAGCGAGGAGGAATGCGGTTCCTGAGAATAGGACGCATCCAACTAACTATCTGTATCTGCAAAACAGTAGCTTGGGTAATGCCTGAGATACTGGACCTTAACCGCAAACCTTATCAAGGGAGATAACCATGTATTATTGTATCGTGAAACAAGAGCGGCCTAATCTCAATGCTTGCTTAGGTAATGGTAAGCAATGCGATATATGTACTAACTATCAATCAGGTAATGAGCGTCCTCAATATCCCGTGCCTGCAATACCTGTTCTATTTGATCCGATCACAGCATTCCATCAAGGTAAGGTGTATCACGGCACATTCATTGAACATGCAATAACAGGTGAAACACTGAATTGGTACGAATAGCCCTAAACCTATTCGACATAACCATTAAACCTATTATAATGGTTATATTGATAGTTGCTACAGAGCGGCGATGGTATGTGCGCCGCTCTAAGCAGCAATCAAGCTGCATAGGAGACTACGTTATGGCTACGACAATCACTCTGAAGACTAAGAAGCCCGCCACTGCTAAGGTATCTAACAAGGTAGAGCAACCGGCTATGATCGATAAGGCATTAGAGAACGCTATTCGTGCGGCATACTCGCAGACATACTATGCTGACCCTGTGCTGCAACAAGGTGATGCGGTCTGCACTCTGTCACCTGAGTACATCACGCAAGTCGTGAACCATGTCAGGGCGCAGAATGCAAACGTTCCTATCACTGCCGCAACGTTCTCCATCAAGGATGGCGCATGGGAACATGAGATCGCAGGCATTGTGCTTGCGGCTGTGAGTGAGGCGGAGAGCAATCAAGCTAACCAGCAAGATACTTCGCCTGATCTCTCTCCAACCGAGATACGTTCTAGTGCTGCTGCTGCTGCAATGGTCATGAACAATGACGCTGAAATCAATGACGTGTTGTCGCGTGTTGTCATTAGCGAACACACAAGGCGTACTGCGCCGGCTCTGCTTGCCTTCAGACTGAAGAATGACTTTGTTCGCTTCGCGGATGACGGCACTCTGCTATGCAACATGATTGAAGGGACGGGACCGGAGTTCGACGGCAATGCTTATTCCCCTTGGCCGGCAATCGGTACGAAAGAGACCGACAAGGACGGCAAGAAGATCAACAATAACCCAGATATATCGAAGGTTAAGTCTACCGAAAACAAGTCAGGGTTTGTCGAAGTCTCTTGGTATTACCAAGCTATCTGTATGTCCACCGAAGGGAAGAAGTTCGCTGCCCTTATCAAGGAATATCATGCGGCTGCGAATGAGAACCCTTCGGGTAGGTTTGCCGATAAGCACTCGCCTGATTATCTAGGACGTGGTGCCGCATCGAAGGAAGCCATTCGGTGCAAGTCAGCATTGCAGGATATGACTAAGGCATTAAAGAAGGCGACCATGATACTCCGTCATATGTGGAGCGTTGACGAAATGGCACCTGAAGGACAGCCGCCTCGTTGCACTGCCCGGTTTGACGTTGCTCATACTTGGGACGTGAAAGAGCAATGCTGGAATGATGACGAGACCAAACTGATGGAGTCAGCTGCGCCCATCATCGTCACAGACAACGTGTCCAGGGAAACCGAACGCTTTGACGTTAACCGTTTCTTGGGAATGGACACATACACGGCAGGCATCAACGGCGGCTCAATGTCGGACCTGCTAAAGGCCGTGGGCAAGGCAAAGATCAAGAGGACTCCCGGCAGTGGCACAGGACAGACACCACAAAGCCCGATCAACGAAAAGGCCACGGCAATGACGATGGATGAAACGTCTACCGCCTTTGCACGTATGGCAACGACAGTCGAGACTACAGCGGCATGGGCCAATTATGAACGCTATCTCTCGACTGCCGATCATGACGATGCACTGCAATCGACGTGGCGCATACTGGTTGCGGTGCAAGCCATGTTCCAAACTAAACCCGACTTCCGAGCTAGGATCGTCAAGCTGGAGAAGATGAAGGCCGAGTCGGTGGACGATATCGCAGGGCTGGGACCGAAGACGGTAGCACCTGCTGCTGGTGGCACACGAGAGAAGTTGATACTTGCTAGCAAGCGTGCCTAATCTATTTACCATCGAACTAATGAGGGGGCAGAAATGCCCCCTCTTTTTTTATGTCTTGCGTTGTATACGGTTGTATATAACCGAGCTCTTTTCTCAATTCATTAAAACAAAAGACTGATGCATATAATATCATAGGTAGTGCAGCTATTGCACATACTATTAATATAAACTCTATCATTAACATGGTTGGTAGTATCCTTTACGTGAATATAATATGGATTAAGTATACTGATCCTATTACTATAACTGATAATAGTATACCAGCTATAATGGTGAAGATAATATCTTGTAGGGATAGAGGCATTTTGATTAAGTTCCTATCACGAATTGCTCGCGAGAAAGGCCCGGCTTATAGTGTTGTCGTGTGCTCCAAGGAATATCCACTAGGCTACGCTTAAACACGGCTCTGATACGCTTCTGGGTCTTTGTCATTACTGATATAAGAACATACATTGATTGGTGAAATGAACTGCTGAGCAGTCCCACATAACTGGATCATTAATAATATCTAACGAATAGACCGATAAGGTTAACAGACTAAACATGTTATGTCAAGTTTTCTGGTTCATATTTAGCAATGCAGTATCCTTTATGTTCTAATTTATTTATAAACTCTCTGACAGTCTGTTGATCAGTATCTAATATACTCATCAAAGCTCTAAATCCAGGAGTAAAGATTTCACCTATTGGTGGAGACCAACCAGAGACTTCTCCTGTACCTTCTATATTTAAGTCCATTATGCTTCTAGATATAAATCTATCCTCTGTTTAAGTATCTCTTCTGTTGTCCACTGCTGATTAAGTTCTGGAATGGTAGTAGGGGTAGATACTGTCCAGAATAATGTTTCATTATTGTGATCTGCTGCTGTCTTTACTAGAGTAAATCCTCTGTATGTTACTGTATGTGTTATCGTCATTTGTTCTCTTCTATATGCGCCTATCTCTTCTGTGTAAGCGCTCTATTATATATCTAGGTATTTATCCTAGACTCTTAAAACCTTTTATCCTAGAGTTCGCTAGTGGACCTTCAGAACCAGTGCGACAAGAGCGTTACGCGTATCATATTTTGAGAGAAAAAGCAAGCATTATTTTAAACTAAGGGAAAATAGTCCTAATCTCATTTGACATAACCTCCTAATGCTTTATAATGGATAATATGAAGTTGCATCTGAGAAAAAGGAGGAGATCAGATGGAAATCACCACACTAAATCCTAAGCCAAGGATATCACCAAACATCGACAATCCCGTCGTCGATATCCTGTACCGCTGTTATCTTGAACAGCGTGGTCGGTTCATCCGACACAACGAGATACCACGAGACTCGCAAGCGATGTATCGCAATGATGTCGCCAACATCGTGGACATTTACAATGGTCCGAGTGGTCGCTGGACTGTTGACGACATTCTCTCTGAGTTTCACTTGGCTGAGAAGGCTAGATATGTGCGACCTAAGTTTCTGTTGGAAACCTACAACATGTAATGGAGGAAAACATGTCTGGTGGCTATGTTGCAGTAGCGTCCCATGAAATGGGACACACGCTTGTGTTTGGTCCTTTCTATTATCAGAGAGATGCTCTCGACTTTATTGAAGGGGAACGTCATAAAAAAGAAGCCAGACACTATAGTTTTCGTCTGGCCACTATACAGCCTGCTGAAAAGCGTTGGTACGGTAGCGACGGTAACCGACAATTCTATAAAAGATTACGTCCAGAATGGAAGCGCAATAAAAAACAATGGCGCGAAGACTGGGCACAGTTAATGATCGACCTTCCGCTAGGAGGATGATCCTCCTCATCGTCGAACACCCATTGGTGTTCATGGCCTGCTCAGCTGTGGCTGAGTGGGTCTTCCTAATGTTTATCATCAGGAGATTTGTGTGATGGCTAAGCTTCGAAAACTAGCCGGAGAAACAGTCGATGAGATAGCTGCTATTCAGCGTGTGTTGAAAGATCACATCAAAGACAGCACTGTAAGGCATGTTGTTGCACACAGCTGTGTGGCTGCAGCTAAGGCTGCACGTATTGCATTCTTTGAAGAGAACCTGAGAAGGGGAAAGAACGGAGATAACGACAATGGCACATAAACATGGAGCGCGTAAGCGCTGGAAGCAGGCTATCGCTGGTAAGATTGAAGCTGTACCAGGAACAGTCGTCAAGTCTTTCTCTACCCTTGTCTACCGTCTCCGAGGCGAGGGTTATCAGTACGATCAGGAGACAGACTTTTGGTATTACATCACTAACCCGGAGGAACGTGATGCGGCGATCGAAGCATACCGCAAAGAGCGAGAAGAAGCCAAAAGAGAAACAGCGGCGCTTACAAGGCAAGTTAAAGAAGAGCGTCGACGAAGCGCTAACCGTGGACAAATCAAGCTTACCACCATCTCCGCTTAAAGCAGGAGAAGTCCGCCGAGCTAAACGCGGACATAAAATTCTCATAGAATAGCACGGCTTAGAGCGCGTCTAAGTCTGTGCATAGGGGACGGAGAAGCCACCCGAACGCACCAAAGGCACCCGTCCCCTACTTATTCACATAGGCTATCTAACTACCTCTTTTGTAATATCTCGCACCAGTGAGGCTCCTACGCTACTTCTAGGGGCATTTAAAATGGAGGAAGAGATGGGACATGAACATGGATACAACTACTACATCATACCACTGATTGTGGTAGGCGTGTTATCTTGTGTGGCAGTGGCAGGACTATTCTTGCTCATTGCAACCAAGTTAATCTCTCTCATGTTTTAGGAGGAATAGATGGAAGGTCTCACACCAGAATTCGACTATGCTAAAGCTTGTCTAGATGCAAATAAGAAAATAGTTCATCTCGAGGAAATTCAATATAATTTATTATATTTAATACGCAAGAATTGTGACTCAGATGTCCAACGAATTGCACACGCCTTAGTAAAGGATATAAATCAATGAGCATACATTCAATGCCTCTGACAGCACGACTTGTATTGGAACCCACTATGCACACTGGTAGGTTCTCGCCACACTTCGCCAGAATGTTGTGGAAGTGTGCACCAGTGAGCTTCCTACGAGGCTGGCGGGGCATTCTAAAGGAGGTCTAACATGATCTGGTTCTACGTAGCGTTTATCATATCTCTGGCAGCAAACGTAGGTTTCATCATTTACATCGTAATGATGGAACTAATGAATAAATGGGAGAAGAAAGATGCAATTCGGAACATTCCTAGTAGCGTGCGCAATCAGCCTCGGGCTTTTGTATTTAAGCCGGATAGTCAACCGGAAGGCGAAGCCGTCGTCAAAACCGAAGAACCAAGAATCAGCGACGCCATCATACGCGGACGCGGAGAAGGTTGATATCACCAACCAAGGAGAATACCGATGAAGGTCCGATCCTATAATGTCAAGGTAAAAGGCATTGAAGTAGAGGTCGAAAAGATCGTGATTACTCCTATCACGGTCGTGCAAACAGACCAATCCAGGCGTGTAATGTGGGTTGGTCACGTCTATTCAGCTGTGTATGATGAACCGTTGTACACGACCATTCCAACCCTGACAGCGTCAGGAGCAACAGAGCGCGCCTTCGTGGCATGTATTGTTACCAAACATGGGGAACCGACATGATTATGCAATATCGGTGGTTCTTAGAATTTCGAAGGCAAGGAGAACTGGAGTGGGAAAGAGCAATGTTCGGAACTTACCCCACAGAAATAGTTGCTCTCAAAGAATGTCGACGGCTTAATCTTTTACATTCCCCGATATTGCATTACCGTGTCTCATGGGAGGAAGTTCTAGATGACAAATGATATCGTCTTAGAAATTCTTAATGGTCTTTCCGATGAAGATCATCAAGAGATTTCCGAACTCTCCAAGCCTATGGTTGGAGATGGAGTTTTCTCTCAAGAGAGAGAACTCGCGGGTTTGTATGCTGGAGGAGAAATCGTCGAGATCATCAAAGACGATGATGAGCCAACCTATCGAATAGCTTGGTGGGATGCTGAACAGGGTGGGTATATGAAAGATACTACCGTCTATGAGCGAATGGATTTCTCGTATTTTAAGGACGGTAAAGCCGGAAGGACTTGGTACGCCCTGTAAGTCATTTGACTTAAGCCTTGAAAGAGGCTAGTATAATGGGATAGTCAAACAGGAGGAAAACTATGCGACAGATACCGATGTTGTTGATCCTTGAAATTTTCGATGAAAATGACCTACGGTCGGACAGAGAGATCAGACATGATGTGGCAAAAAAACTAGACATAGAAATTCTTTCGTCTTCTCTCAGTGACGATCAAATGAAAAGATTATATCACATAGTGGAGGAAAACATGGTTGGAGGACCTTGGAAACGCGCAAAGGCAATCAATGCAAGTTCACCTACAAAATCCTGGATCAGAACCTGTCAAGAGTGTGGATCAACTCAACGGTATAAATCTCCACATGATTACACGACAGACTCGTGGACAGAAACAAAATGTAAGAAGTGTCACAGCATAGCTCTTGACTACGGGAAGGAGGAACCCAGTGGGAAAGAACCGCAAGAAACCAAGAAAGAAGGGGAAGCATAGGCGTTACGCCTTACGTTCTGAAGCTAAACCCTTCAACACTGGACCAACACCTGCTTCTGTCGAAGCCCATTGGCGTGAAGAGCGCAAAATAGAAGAGCAGAAGCGCAACACACAAAACCAAGTTTCTCTTTCCCAGATTAGAGAGATTTGGAAAGGATCAAGACGACAAGGTGAAATTGAGTATTACCGAATTGTTGTGAAAGAAATCAAACATTATTACCAACTCGCATTACAATTCAGTGGAAACCAGTTCGTCTGGGAATACACAGACTGGCGCACCGAGAAGCGTAAACTTTCGATAGTATATGGCTCTAAAGAAAGAGCCTTTGAAGTGATGAACTCCGAGCGAGGCATCACTTGGAAAACTGAAATGGATTTTGACGGTAACGTCAGATAGAGCTAGTGCTGCCCGTTCTCCTCCCTCGGGCAGTGCGAGGGGGAGAGGTACTCCACGTTCTCGGACAACGTGTAGAAACAGGCGTTGCGTTCCTGTTGTATCTCTCCCCCGTGTTTACTTGTAGGTGGAATGAAACCTTCTAACTTGAAAGGAGATAAATGACCGAGTGGACGGCCCAGAAGGTTGCGGACAGCTTTGATGCTGCCGGAGCCTTCCTTCGTGAGTTCCTTATGCAGTACCCCATCCTAGTTTCAATATTGGGTGGAGTTTTGTTGGGACTCGTCATTCTCAACCTCGTCATTAAGCCGTTGCGCATCGCTTGGTGGCGTATCTCTATCTGGAGGGCTAGAGTGGCTGGGAAAGTGATGCATTGGAGCTACGACTCCGATGTTGCTGATGCCATCGTCTCAATCACCAACCGCTACTGGACATCAGGTCGTATGTCTAGCAAGCAACGAAAGGAGAAGTTGCGCATCCTAGCGCAAGCATTGAACTTGCCTGAGTTGCATCAAGAACGCAAATATCGCTCACTGCATCCGTATTTGCTAGCACAATTGCGAGCAAAAACGGTTAATGCTTTGGGCGGAGCGGAACGAGCAGCTCAAAAGCTGATCACAGCGAAGGCCAACAAGGCTCGGCCTAAGGTGAAGTTGACAATTGTCAATGGCACCAAAGCAGCCTGACGTTAACCTCAGCAAATGCTGATTGGAGCGAACCAAATGTATATGTTCTCGAAAAAGGGTCACATCCCTCCGTTAACCGCTTTCGAAGCTGCGACCAAGGATCACAGAGAAGCCTTTGGCATGGCAGCTGTTGTCGATAACGACATCGTCCATCAGGTCGGCGCTCTGCCGTGGGAAGACGACAAAAAGCAAGTGGCTGACCTCCATGCTATGGCCGAGTCCTATAAGGACAACACCTGCTTATACTGGTTCAGCGACAGTGTCGTCCCAACTGAACAACCCTTCATCATCTTTGAAGCAGAAGTCGAAGGCAAGACTTCCATTCAGGCCGTAATTGCTCTGGCTGGTGATTACGAAAAGCATGAAGACGAGAACGTGCCTGAAAGCCCTGAGAAGATTTGTTTTGACAATCTTCTCAAGCCACGGCTAGATGAGATTGCCACTAAGGTAAAGTTCGAACCTGACGGCATCCAATCTTATCTCCAAGACAAAGATCAAGCCACTGCGTTTCTCGACGGTGCCACGTCTGAAACATCGGACATCTGTCTGATGTTCGCCAGCGGCGGAGACGAAGGCAAAGGTTTCCTGATGAATTTCGAGGGCTCCGAAAGCCCTTGCAAGCATTTCTCGTGGGGATACATGAGCGATCCCCTCGGCTATACCGAAGACAAGGCTGGCGCCACTACCAAAGGTGGCAAGATTTCTTTAGCGCCGAAGAAGAACATTACCGCCGAGATGGATAAAGCCATCGGCACAAAAATACTCATTTCGATGCATCCGCCGAAGTCTGTCAAGTCTTCCAAAGACTTGGTCACGTGGTATCAGACATGGAACGAAGCCAAAGACAGCAAAGGCAAAGGCATCGTTCCTGAGAACATGACCAAGCGTCCGCCGATTGATGTAGATAAAGCAAAGTGGGAAGCCGAGCCCTTTCAGAAAGGTGTTAAAGGAACTACAGCAACCTCTGTTCCACCTACTGCCGGCACCACCTCAACCAAAATTGCTACGGCTACCCAAAAAACCGGGGTTCATCATGTGACTTTCAACCCTACGCTTTCAGCGGCAGACAAAGCCGAACTGACGGGTGGATGGTTGCGTGAAGGTTTTATCAACGATGCCACTACTGCAACCAAATCTCTGGCAGATGCTGAATATAAAGTCCCTACGTTCGTCGAAGTTACCGGCATCTCCGCGAATGATTTGTTGCGCCATACACCAACGTCACTCAACTACCTCGTGCGTAAGCATGAAACATTGGCTACCAACCTAATTGTCGAACTGCTTCGATTGTGCGCCCAAAAGGGCGTTCTAACGGTGAAGTCTCCCACCGATAAGCCGGCTACGAAGATCCAATTGAAAGGCAAAGCTGCTTGATCGATCTTCGTTCGGCATAGTCCATCCTCACCTGGACCACAGGGCGCCCCTCGCCCTGCGAGGATGGACAGCAGGCGAGCCGTAGCATGCCCATTTCCCCCATGCGAAAGCTCGCCTGCCCTTTCCCTCCCAGCCGGAGACAAATCCCCATGCTCAGAGAACTTAGCAACATGATCAACGGCAGAGATATGCCGTCGACGGTTTGGAATGTGGATGCGTTGGTGAACTCTAAATACACTCCTGACCTTCCTCAACTGTTCACCAAGACGCATTGGTGGGTATTCATGTACGACGACTATCCAGTAGAGGAGGAAGCTCAACGTGTCGCATTCACGAACGAAGATTATCTCCTCTATCGTAAGAAGGAGAATGATGGACTGGTTGCTCTTGCGGCAACGGAGAAAGATTCAACAGCTTTACAACGACCTTCATGGGCTGACCCTATACGTCGTTCAGCAGCGTGGACTTCTGCCCCGGCTACCCGGATCAAAGGCACGATCCATTTACTCACTCCGGACCAAGTTATTTCAATTGACAAAGATGTCCAAAACGGAGTAGAGTTTGAACGTAGACGTATTACGCTCCTCATTCCTACCCGGCAGCTGGTCACGTTTCCTGACCATTGGAAAACGAACGGAGGAAAGAAAATTAAACCCTTTTTCCAGATGTTCGTTCATCAGCTGCAAGCCTGGATATGGGAGGGTAATCGCGCACTATTTGATCAGCGGATCAATGGCATTGACTATGAACCCGCTGATATTATCACTCCTGCCTCCCTTTGGATCGGCTCATTTTATACAAAAGAAAAATGTCGAAGATAGTAGAACTCCACAAGCCGTGTCCCAGTCCTAACTGCTCTAGCAGTAATGCGTATTGCAAATGGGATGACGGACACGGCTACTGTTTCTCCTGCCATTCATTCTTCAAACCAAATGGTGATAGGAGCAACGATCCACAATACACTTACGAGTACCTTCCATGGCGTGGAGTCACCAAAGAGAGCTTCGAATTCTATGGTGTTAAAACTAAGATAGCACCTAATGGTGAACCTCTGGCGATTGGTTTTCCTTATCCAAATAGCAGTGTCAAACATCGCTACTTAGATAAGAAAGACTTTCGCTGGTCTGGTGATGTCCAGCCAGGGTTGTTTGGTATGAATAAGTTCACTCCAGGCGCCTCCAAATACATCACCATCACAGAAGGAGAGTTAGATGCTATCTCACTCAGACAAGCCTTACTTGACGGAAGAGGATTTGGTGGAACCCAAACGCCCCAGTCGTCTACGACGGATTTTCACGTCGTCTCCGTCTCTTCTGCTTCTAGCGCAGTTAGGGATTGTACTAGTGCTCGATCCTGGCTTGACCAATACGAGCGCATACTTCTCTGCTTTGATGAGGACGCCGTCGGGCTTGCTGCTGCAAGACGTGTCGCGACGCTCTTTGATAGTCGTAAAGTCTACCATGTGCGTCTTGGACACCGAAAAGATGCCAATGACTTTCTGCAGGTAGGTGATCCTGCTGCACTCAAAGAGTTATGGTGGAAAGCAAAGAAGTTCATGCTTGACACCATAACCTCCACCTTCGCAGAAATGCGAGCATGTCTGTTTACTCCTGATCCACCATCTATTCCTTTTCCGTGGCAGTCATGGAATAACTCCCTGTATGGCTTACGCCAAGGAGAGAGTTATTTGATTACTGCGTTAGAAGGAGTTGGAAAGACTGAAGTGATGCACCACCTTGAGCATCACCTGCTTAAGGAGACAGATGCCAATGTCGGATCAATCTTCCTCGAAGAGCCTACTAAAGATCATTACAAAGCTATCGCCCGGCTGGAATTACGGCAGCCTGTACATCTCCCGAACAGCGGTGTGGACCGCATTGCAATCGCCGAAGCTGTGGAAAAAGTTACTCGGAGGGATGAGCGTCTGTTCGTTCATACTCATCATGGGTCAGACAATCCAGATACTATTCTCGACACCATTCGGTTTCTCGTTACTTCGTGTGACTGCAAGTATATTCTTTTGGACCACATTGGGATGGCTTGTGTTGGACTCGAAGGAGACTCCGAACGAATAGCGTTAGATTATATGTCCAATCGTTTACAAATGATGGTTGTAGAACTAGGTTTTTGTTTAATTGTTGCTAGCCATGTTAACGATTTTGGTGAAACTAGAGGCAGTCGAATGATTGCTAAAGTTGCTAACAATCGTATCAACCTGTTTCGTGATGTGAAAAATGGAGAAACTTTCACTCATGTTCACGTTGCAAAAAACCGGTTTGGAAGCAAGACCGGACCACTTCTAGACCTTTGCTTCAATCTTTCAACCTTCTCTTACACGGAATATCAAGAAAGCCTAAACAATGGTTAAAATGGGAGAAAAACCGTCGTGCCAAAGATAACCGTCTATAACAATGCTGATAAACCCCACAAGGGTCGCATTAAGAACTGGACACAATTAGCAACAGAAGGAAACATCATCTGCGGTTTCTACGTAGACCATCCAGATTTCAAAAACAAATGGGGGCACACAAGTTCTATCAAGCATATAGCTGAACCAAACCAGTTCGGCTATCGTGAACTTGAAACTAAGAATTCCAGATATACTCTCGTAGGTAAAGAACTGACCTGGGAAGAGTATGTAAAGGTCCGGCAACAATTGGAAAGTGATCAACATGCTAAAGCGTATAAGTTACTTTCCCCCGATCCCCGGCCTACACCTGTTCAAACAGTTCTCCAACCAACCAATAACAAATCGAAAAAACTTAATGACAAACCTTATTACTCCAAAAAAACCCAACCTCGTCCTATTAACGGGCGGAACTGATGGCGATGGAGATTATCTTACTCCACTGCCAATAGGTACAAAGTTCCTTGCCAAAAAGGAATCGTCCATGTTAGGATACGACTTACAGATGTGGACGGTAGTAAACAAGAGTAGACGTTCTCGTTTGCTTACTATTGGTGGACAACCACTCTGGGTACAACCATTTGATTTTTGTCAAAAGAATAAACTGATTGAGGTATTAGATGATAATTGGACCGATAGACCGAGAGACTTGGAACCTGCTACGGCAGATCAACACAAGCTTGACGTGGATGCGTAATCAACCTACTAGCAGATGGGATATATGTATTGAAAAAGAAGGTGCTATTTATGAAGAATTGAAACAACGGTATGTTGCTTAATGCGATTAATAATTGACGTTGAGGCAAACTCTCTTGACAATCCTACTAAGATATGGTGCATTGTAACGAAAGACCTGGACACAGGAGTCGTCGATGTTTATCGCAATCTTACTGAGGATGCAAACGAGGCTGCTAGGTTCAAAGCCGTCTGGGATCAAAGACCTATTCTTATTGGCCATAATGTACTTGGTTGGGACTTTGATAATCTTGGGCGTTTGCTTAACCTTAATCTCGACGATATTGATGATCGCACGATTGATACACTGATACTTTCAAAATTGGTGGACTATCCGCGTGATGGCCACAGCATTGAAAGTTACGGTGTTGAGTTCGGCTTTGAGAAGTTGGCATTCACCGACTTCTCTAAGCTGAGCGAAGAAATGGTGACCTATTGCACGCGGGACGTTGAAATATCCGAGAAGATATTTCTGAAGTATCGTAAGGTAATCAACGATCCCCGGTGGAAGCAATCCATACTCACTGAACATCAATTTCAGTGGCGTGCAGTTAACGCTATGAAGAGGAATGGATTTGCATTTAATACAGAAAAATGTAAAAAACTTCTTGACAAAGTCACAAAAGAGTTAGAAATTCTCGATGAACAAATCAATAAATTTCCACCTATCTGGAAACTTCTAAGCATTGTTACACCTAAAGCTACGAAGTTTGGAACTATTGCTCAAAATTCTCTTCCCAAAATTTGGAGAAGCAGAACATGCGAATTAACAGTTGGTGTACCATTCGAACATGGTGAATGGATCAAATTCAACCCATCATCTGTTAAGCAAGTAGTAGACCTTCTATGGCAGGCTGGTTGGAAACCAGAAGATCGCACTAAGACTGCTATTCTCACTGAGCGTGAGTTAGGGAAACTAGAACGCGACAAATCCAAAGACCAGTCTGCCATAGATCTTCTTAAAAAAAAGCAAGAGAAATTCAAGAAATATGGTTGGAAGATTAATGAAAATAATCTCCATACTTTACCGAATACTGCCCCTGAGGCAGCGAGAACTCTAGCACGTAGAATTCTCGTCGAATCCAGACGCCGAACCCTAACGGAATGGCTCAACCTCGTTAAGGAAACAGGACGTATCCACAGTCAGTTCCAAGGGATCGGCGCCTGGACCCATCGCATGGCTCATCAGAAGCCAAACATGGCGAACATACCGAACCATTTAGATACTCAAAAAAGAGTTCGGTACTTGGGCGCTGAAATGCGGTCACTGTTTATATCCCCACGAAAAAGGCTGCTCGTCGGTGTAGATGCTGCGGCAATCCAGCTGCGCATCTTCGCCCATTACATCGACGATGCAGCCTTTACTAAAGCCCTTGTTGAAGGTAAAAAGGAGAATAAAAGTGACCCACATTCTCTTAACAAAAACACCCTTGGCAGAGTTTGTAGATCAAGAGATGCAGCTAAGCGGTACATTTTTGCCTTGTTATTGGGAGCGGGATCCGGTAAGCTTGCCGAGATATTGGAATGTTCAGCTGAAGAAGCGGATGCCGCTCTTCAGAACATTATGGAGCGATATACCGGGTTCACTTTTCTTAAACAGTCTACAATACCGGCCGATGCCAAGAGAGGGTGGTTCTATGGTCTTGACGGTCGAAAAGTTAGGATACCTGGAGACACCATCAGCGAGAGACGGCACCTTGCTATGTCTGGGTATCTACAAAATGGTGAAGCGGTTATCATGAAGATGGCAACTCTTCTTTGGATCAAGTATCTCGAAGAAGAGTTTGCTAAACCAGAGTGGAAAGACATAGACCACAACTGGCTTCTAGTGAATTTAGTTCATGATGAATGGCAAACTGAATGTGACTATTACATGGATGTTGCACTAAAAATTGCGGAACTGCAAGATAAAGCTTTACAAGACGTTGGTAATATGTTACACCTTAAGTGTCCTTTAGCAGGAAGCTATCGAGATGAGGATCGTAACGATTACACTATCGGCACGAACTGGAAATTAACACACTAGTGTTTCGAAATTAAATTAATTTATGGCTACTAAACAAATATATTTAAGCGGTAAATGTAGATATTGTCACATTCACGCTCCTGACAGATTTGGCCACTGGTCAACTATGCTTTACTTAGATGATAAATCTAAAACTATCTGGCAACAGTTAAAAGAAGAAGGCATTCAAAACCGTATGAAAACGGATCAAGATGGGGCATTCGTAACACTACGGTGTCCTATCGAAAAGAAGATACGTGGAACAATGACCAAGATGAACCCAATCCTTGCGATTAAGGATCAAGTTCCTTATATCGGAATGATTGGTGATGGTTCAGATATCACGTGTATGGTTACGGTATATGACTACCGTAAACCGATCACCAACGAGGCAGGTAAAGCAATTAGATTGTCGGCTATTAAAATAAACAATTTAGTTGAACCTACCTTAAAAGCCTTACCTCAAGCGGGTCAAGAGCAGGCTGCGGCGTTGATCGGTCAAGCTGACCCAATCTGGTGAGACTATGGAGTATTATTATAAACTCTATAGGCCAGAATATATCACTGTAACAATCAGTGATCCAAAGGAGAGTACCATGAGTAAAACCTACGAGACTGTAAAGTGGCGTGTCGCATATAACGAGTTTGACACGTTCGAAGAAGCTAAGACTGACGCTGACAAGCGAGCTCTGAAAGATTGGGAAGATGTCCCTGTCTGGAAGACCGTTGGTGTGGCAAGGTCTGCCTTCGCGCCTACCGCAGTTACCTGGACTGACCTCCAGTAACACCGTGGCTTGTTGGTAAAAGTAACCCTCTGTAAATCGAAAGGGCATTAGCGAAAGTTAGTGCCCTTTCGTTTTCCAAAGGAGGAAGGAATGCACGATGATGTCAGATATTACAAACGAGTCTCAGTCTGTGAAAAGGTGGCCATTCAAAAGATGGTCAGCGCAGGAAGAGGAAGACGGAGACGTGTCAAGACAGTCTTCAAATGGCAGTGTAGACCATCTATTCGCATGATCAATGAGGGTGAGTACCCAATCATGAATGAAATTCAGAAGATCTCATATAAATTGACGATCTTCTAACGAAGTAACCCCGGTAGTCCTGGCAGTATTTGTGTGCTTTTATGCACTGGCCCTGATGACTGGCGCCAGCCTAAGTCGTCCTAGGCAAAGGAGTGTAGTTGTAGCTGGATGCGCTCTATACGCACAAGGACGCCGGGGTTACACTAATTCAGTTTAGGAACTGCGAAGACTGGTGAGCATTCAGCCACCGACTAGTGGTTACCTAATCCCGAGAATACCTTCACGACTATGTTAGCCAGATCACGGTCACGGTATCAGCCAGTTGTGATGCCCGCTGTCCAGTGTTGTCCAATGTAGTGCTGAGTGCGAAGATTTCTCGGCCTACCGAACCCATGGGTACGTATTAAGACCTAGATCGGCACGCGTATGTATGGCTGAAGTAGGGTGCACTCATCTGAGTGTGATGTAGGGGTGCGATCCCGCCCGTCTTGTATCCCGTGCGGTACGATGGAGGCTAAAAAGTAACTGCATTCGGGAATAGGAAAGGCCTGCTCTCCGCAGGCTATGGCAAACAGTGAGGACGTGCAGCAGGTGTTCAAAAGACAAGCCAGATAGACGTGAAAGGCGGTGAATGCCTCTAGTCAATGTGATCCTGGTAACTAGTCTTAGTAATCTTCCTAGATTTTGACAGATACAGGGCCGATTGTGCAGTTAGCCCTGCCCGTTTGGAAACGGCTGTCTTAATCATGCAGGTTCGATCCCTGCCAGTGGTGTGTAACCGCTGTGGCGTAAAAAGTCGGGGACAAGTTTGTGGTGATCCAAACACTGGCTAGTTTGGCCCCCCTAGGCAACCGTAAGGAAGATAGCATCGGCAATAAAAGTTCAAACATGAACAGGAGATCATCCCAGTCGACTGAAAACTGTCCCATGGTGAATGGATTACAGAAAGATTGTCGACGACTCACCTTAGTAATGGATGAATGAACAAGACAAGCACGGACAAGTAAGGGTTATCCCTCGGAAATCTCATCTTCATGAGATACCTAAGATGCTAAAAGAGCAACAGTCCATACTCGACACGGTGCCCGAAAAGGCCTTTCACCAAGAGGATTTATCCCCACCACATTAAGTGGAGTGGACTAACGTCCGCTTTAATATTGTGGACATGGATGTGCAGCTTTCATCGGGGCAGGAGACTGCTCAAACCCTGGACACGCGCTAAGGGCTGAAACGATGTTAAGTGCTCTCCTCAGTCAGTAGACCTGTTAAAAGGTTAAGGTATTGTAGGTTCGAACCCTACCAGCGCGAATGCTGATCGCTGACTTAGTATGTGAGATGGCTCGATCTAGCAACATCTAGGGAGCTTGGGTGAAACCAAGTGTCATTCAGTCTGAATAACTGAATGTTGTGGGAGTGATGAACCATCCGTGGCTTATGACTGATCTGCTGTAGGATAATGCTCTAGTTAAATGCTTCGTAATTGGACGATGTCATGAACTGGAAAGCAAGCCCTGAAACAAACTTTGGTGTATAATAACGTTCCTCAGGTGGAATAGGAAAACCAAAGCAAAAGTACCAATACCCCGTTAACTCCGCAGTGAAGTGAAGAACTAGCTGATGGGGATAAGAGGCTCCAGTAGCGTAAGTAGTCTGCCAAGAAAGCTGATCCCAATGTACATGATCAGTGACGGTGATGCGTTTGTACCACCCCATCTGCTACGAATAGAGGAGCAGTATAAAAGGTGTGGGAGCTAAATGTGAGATACCGTGTAGGCACGAAACGTGAAAGATAGGCCCTCCTTTACGGGCTGACTTAACCAAAGGAAGAAAATAAAGATGCCTGAGATGACATAGGAGCCATTCTAGCGGCTATTCACCTTCATCTTTAGCATAATAAAACTTCCTCGCGACTCCAAAGCACGCCAGATTAGCGTACACTAGGAGCTAGAAGCGTGTCAGAAGTATTCAGGCTGGTAGTTTCCCAGTTCTGTCGAAAATGGCATTGGTAGCGAGAACGTTAAGTCTCGCTAAATTCCTCAAACGGAAGGAGATGAAAATGGGCATCACTCTGGACATGCGAGATGAGATAACTGTTAAACAACCTTGGAGCACGGGTCCGCCTTAAGATGCTGCGCGCGTAGAACATGCCGCAGCGGGGGAGGAGGCTTAACAGCCACTCCCCCCACATTCATAGGAGACTGTCGACATGAACCAACCAATCATCATAGTTCCTGGGGGACAAGGCGGGGGATACAACAATCACCCTCGTCCACCGAGACGAAGGAAGAACAGAGCTGACAAAAAAGCTGACTCTGAAAAAGAAAAGAAAAAAAAGGAAGCTGAAACTAAAAAACAGTTGCGTTTGCGTATATTTTATGCTATAAGCATTTTTGTTCTCCCACTATTCGGCATTTCTGCCGCATTCGTTCTCCTCGCCGTTGGATTAGGTGCAGTTAAACTCACAGAGATTTCTGCATATCTCCTACGACTCATAGTTAATCAATCAGCACATTGAAAACAATACATACTCTAATACCCGACATTTACAAGATCGTTAACACGAACTGGATGACGGATGAACTAGCCAACATACTGGCTAGGGACATCGCCAGTCGACTAGGGACCGGTAGGCAGGCGCGAAGGGCTCTGCGCCTTTCTGAACTCAGGCCTAGATGTCCCAAAGCCTTATGGCACAGTGTCCATACTCCTGAACTCGCAGCGCCGCTCCCGCCGTGGGTTCATATAAAGTTGATGTATGGACACATTCTTGAAGCCCTTGTCTTAACGCTAGCTAGAGCCGCTGGACATAAGGTTGAAGGAGAACAAGATGAATTGGTCTGCTGTGGGGTCGTGGGTCATCGGGACGCTGTTATTGATGGCTGCGTGGTCGATGTTAAGTCTTCTAGCGTTCTGGCTCTGGACAAGCTCAAAACTGGGTCCATTGAGCAGAACGACGGGTTTGGTTATCTTGATCAGCTTGACGCTTATATTGGCGGGAGTGCAACTGACTCACTTACAACCGTGAAAGATAAAGGCTATCTATTGGGCATTGGTAAAGAATTAGGACATTTAGCATTACATGAACACAAGTACAGAGCCAGTCATATTGAAGAAAGAATTCGGGATTATCAAAGGATTATTGCTCTCCCTGAACCGCCGAATTGCGAATGTGGAACTGAAGCTTTCACAAATGGAAACACGAAGCTTGATACCAGAGCAAGTTACGATGAAATGCGCTACGTCTGCTGGCCAAAACTTAGAACCTTTATCTACGCCAAAGGTCCAGTCTACCTGACCAACGTAGTTAAAGCACCTAAAGACGTCCCGGAGCTTGACAAACACGGGAGGATATGTTATAATGGGCTGTATAATGTTACGTGGCCGATGCAAATGTCTGAACCCGTGGCAGGAGTGCAAGCACATTCATCCTCTTCAGCGTCATCCCAAACCGGAAGACTACTACAATGAGTTGCCCAATATCGACTATGTGCTAACAATAATACAAAACGCCGATGGGGCAACTTCGCAATTCTTTCGAGAAAAAGACACTCGAACATTTAGAACAAAAATCTATCCATGTTGAATACGAGACAGAAAAGTTTGATTATGTCGTCTACGGCACTTACTGGTCAGACTTTAAAATTCACCGAGTTCTTCAAGAACCATTATATGTTGAAACCAAAGGTTACCTAAGACCTGAAGATAAAATCAAACTTAGGGCAGTTAAGATCACTCATCCGGAATTAGACCTGCGTATACTGTTTTATGCCTACAAAAAGAAAGATACCCGTTGGGCAGACAAGTATCAGTTTAAATACGCGATCGGTACAATTCCAGATGAATGGTTAAAGGATGCAGAACATGTCACTCAAAATGGTGATTGCAGTCCGTCAAGACATTCAAATGAACAAAGGCAAGACAGCTGCACAAGTAGCCCACGCCGCAGTCGGTTGCCTCGCAGACGTAAAAACAAGACATCCAATCGTAGATCGTTGGTTATCCACAGGAGAAGCAAAGATCGTGGTCAAAGCAACAGACTTGCAACAAATATACGATCTGGCTGATCTTTGTCAGGCTCAAGGTTTAATGTACAACACTGTAACAGATAGTGGTAAAACTGTCTTTCATCAACCAACAGTAACGTGTATCGCAATTGGTCCTGATACCGTTGAACAAGTTGACTTAGTGACCAAAGGACTCAAACTCCTATGAACGAAATAGCAAAGATTGGTTATTTCACTTTAGGTCTAATCTTAGGTGGAATGATCATGTGGATGGTAGACTACTTTGTCTACTTTGAATACTTCAAAGCAATCCTTCGTATATGTGGAGCACCGTGTGCGAACACTTAAGCATCCACATAGCCGGTTAGAACGGATGGAGGCGAGTAAGCAACATGAACGCCCAAAGGCCGGTACCAAAGGTCCACGTATCCGAGAAGTCTTGGAAGACGCGGAAACCAAACAACAACTCATACGAGTCAAGAATTTTGGAGAAGTCGATCTCTGATGATCACATTCTCTCTTTCGTAGAAATCTACTTTCGTTCTAGAACGATGGGACTTATACGAAAAGATGATGAAGTAAAAAAGAGATGGTTAGACGTGAATGATAATGGGGACATTGTGGTAAAATTCCTCCTTCGCGGTCCTCCAATGAAAATAAATAAGAAGGGGGTGAAGATTACCATCATCAATGCATAACTATCCTAAAGAAACTAAATACGAAGACAGTGCTGCGCAGGTCAGACGTCGAGAAGCTCGCAATCGAGCTAGAGCTAAAGCAGCTAAAGCCGGTAAAGTTCACAAAGGTGATAACCGAGAGGTAGATCATCTTGGATTCCATAGAACTGGATCACTTGACAAAGTGAAGACAGCTGTGGTATCTAAACATGCTAACAGAATTAGACAACCTAAAAGAAAATAAGCGTCCAGCGGTCGTGCGCACCGGATGCAAAATGCTCCTAGCACGACTAGGGGCTACCAATTCCTCGAAAGAGGAACAACCGCCCAGCAATGGGCCAACAAAGGAGTAAGCAAAAATGAAGCTTACCACGCTCGATGCCAACACCCAGACTAAGCCGGTGAAGGCAGACCCTAATACTGAGATGAACAAGCCTCAGGTTATGGTTGAGTACCAGGATGAGACCGATCTTAACGGTCAACCCCTGCCTACCCCTGCTCAGTAATGAGCAATAGAGAATAGATGAGAAGTGACCTTGACAGACTTTTCATCTATTCTCTTTCTTTCAGGAGAAAGACAATGAGTTACGACTGTTACGAATGTGTCATCGAAGTCGATACCGAAGATTATATCGACCGACCACAACGAAAGGAGAAAACTACAATGAATGATTTCCGATCTTATCTTAACCGACGAGTTGATCGCGTCTTTGAAGATGGAAGGATTACTCTAGCCAAGAAGTTTTTCTTGCTAGAGGATAATCCTCCGCAAACGGCTGAAGCCCTTGTTGAAGTCATCAAATCTGGTAAGTATCAACTGCCAACCAAAGATGAAAAGACTGGGTTGACGTCTTACGGTATGGGTCCCTACGGGATTATCTTCCGTGATCCTGCTAATGTTGCTGATCCTACTGGATTTGAAGCAGCGTTGAAGGAGTTGAAGAAGGAAAAGATGAAAGCTCTTGATGTTATCAATATCCTGGATGAGGTTACCTCTAAACAGGCTCTTGATAACTTCATGACTTACGTTGAGTCCTTGAACTAACCTACCCCGCTCCAGTGGGCGCTCCAACGCTCTAGCGGGAATAGAAGAAGCCTCGGTGGCCTTTCATGGCTGCCGAGGCTTTTTCATGTCTAAATTCTAAATAAGGTCTGTTATGCTCTTCCACGGCCTACGGCCTGAGCACCTTTATGTTTACTATTCCATATTTTAGCTGCTTTAGTTTTAGCTGCTTTAGTTGACATTCCTTTAGCAATAAAGGAATCTCTTATTTTTTCATATCCTGCTGGCATTAGAATTTCTTTCTTTTATCATTATCATTGGCTGGCTTAGGAGGTTTACTTAATCCACCAGCTATATTAGGCACAGTTGTTCCTAAGTTAGGTGGAATATTATCATTCTGTGCATATACAACTGGTTTACCTAAATCTTTAGAACGTATATAATCTTCCTCTCCAGGTCTTATAACTCTACCTTTTTCTCCTGGTGAAGGTATTTTAAAAGTATCTAAAATCTGCTGATCATTACGTTTATCCTCAATATACTTTTTATAATCTTTCATAGTATCTGAAGGTACCATATATCCTTGAGGAGGTAAATCAGTTAACACTTCACTTTCCCAATCTCCTTTCGGAGTAGGTGCATTAACAGGTCCGACTGGAGGTTTAGGTTTATCAGATTTAGTGTATCCATATAAAGCATTAAACCCCTCAGCAATATATTCTGAAGGAGAATTCCCCATGAAATTCTCTAATGAATCATAACGTTCACCGCTAGAAGTAGTTATAGACATTACTTACCCTCTTCATATGCTTTCTTAATACGAGCTTTAGCTGCAGCAATATCTTCACCAGGCTGAAGCGTGACAGGTTTCGCACTTGTAGACTTCTCAACGGCACCTAACATCTCAGCTGGGATACCAGAGAAACCTTCAAAATTGAAGTTAAGTTCTCTAAGCTTTTGTAAGGTATAAACCGTTGAAGAATGTCCATCTTTCTTAGCTATATAATTAAGAGAATCTAATCCAGTATTAACCTGATCAATAACTCTTTTTACAGCTGGAGGAACGTCTTTAAAAGTAGTTGTGCCTGCCTTAGGTTTAACATGAAAATGACCTTCCTTGTCATCCCAACCAAAATCTAAATCTTTAAAATATTTATTCTCAGTAAATTGATCTAGCTGTTTAAGTTGACCAGTAAATAATATATCTCCATGTTCATGTTCAACATATGTCTTATACATATTCCATGTTTCAGGACCAAGACGTTTCATCTCATCAGCATTAGCATCTTTAGTCATACGCTTAAAGATTGCCATACGTCCTGGCTTATATTGTAATACTCCATTACGATCACGTTCATAACTGTCGTTAGGAAAGTTCTTTAAGAAACCTTGGTTAGCTGCGTCAAAGAATGATTTAGCAACATTACGCTTTTGATTATCATCTCTTAAACCACCATCTTTAGCAGGCTTACTAATTAAATCTACTTTTTCAACAAGACTTCTAGCTGCCTGAGGATTCTTACCATAATCTATTAAGACTTTAGCTGCATCATTAGCAGGAGTTCCTTTAGTGACCATTCCTACTTCACGATTCTTATCCCAGGCTTGCAATGCTTCAGATACATCTGGATGATTTGCTTCATATAACTTCTGTCCCCATTCCGGACTTATCTTAGCAGCTGCTCCAAGATTAATCATGTGAGGACCTAAATCTTTATCATCTAACATGGATTTAGTGGCTGCTTGAACCATAGCATTATGTTGAGCAGGTATATAAGAAGCTAATCCAAAATCTTTATTTTCTACTGCTTGAATTACACGATCAACAGCCCCTAATGCAGTTTGAATCTGTGCTCGTCCTTTAGCTGCTCCATCTTCTCCACCGGCTCCAAGTAATGTAGCTGTAGTCTTACCACTATTTTTTTCAAGAGGTCTAAACAACTCTTTTTCCATAGCTGCTTCTTGCTGATCTCTGAGCAAATGAAGAGTCTGTTTAAGTTTCTCAACCTCTAAAGGATTAGTAGCAGCAGCACCACCTGCTTGAATCTCTTGAACACGTGCATTTATCTGCTCCAGATTCTTGTATCCTGCTTTGTCATACATGGTTTGAAAACCACCATTGACAACATTAGAAGTATAATCTGCCCAAGATTTACCAGCTGCATCTTTAGTAAATTTATTACTAGCATCAAGCTGTTCAACACTAAGCTTTAAACCATCCTTAGCCGACTCATAACGTCTGACTGCTCTTTCAAGAACAGGAATAGCTGTTCTATCTCCAGCATGTAAACGATCTACTAAAGTATCAATACCTGGAACATCTGAATGAGAATGCGCATAACTAATAGAATTCTTTAAGTCTTCGTCTTTACCAGCATTAGCTGATAAGAAATATTGTTGAAGAGCTTGCATTTTAGCGTTAGCAGTATTACCAAAACCTGCTCTAGCAAATTCATGGTCAATATAATCAACATGATCTGGAAATCTAGCACGTAATGCTTTAGCTTGTCTGTCTACTTCGGCTGTTAATAGAACACTATTAATTTTAGTATCCAACTTTGCTTGAGATAATTGTCCAGCAATTTGTGGAACAGTTCTAAGATCAGTCGGAAGAGTCTTCTTATCTACACCAGGTTGTAGAAGTTCTATACCAGCATTAGGAGCATTAATAGAAGTTTGAAGTTCTTTATCTCCTATAGTCTGATTATAAAAGTTCTCATATGCAGCTGTAGCTTGATCTCTAGCTTTTTCAGCCAATTTTATTTCATTCTCACCTTCAAGACCAGGAGAATTCTCAATCTGTTGTCTAGTCTGAAACTCTTGAACCTTACCAATGTCCTTAACCATCTCACCAGCATGAGCTAATCCTTGACCTACTCCAGTCAAAGCTGTGCCTATAGCCTTATTACCTTCCACAGGTGATATAGGTCGAGAATAATTCCGAAAGTCTTCTTCCTGAACTTGTTGTGGATTTGGGTTAAATACGTTCAATTTAATTCACCTTTTACATACTGTAAAGCTCGACTTATTCCTTCTTCATTGTCACCTAACATTCCAAGACCTATGTTACAATTCTTACATAACAATCCACGAACTTTATCTGTTTCATGATCATGATCTATATGTAAATGTTTTTGATCCAAACTTAAAAAGAAAACACCACATATCGCACACTGACTATTCTGTTTATCTAAAAGATTATAAAATTCTTCTTTAGTTAAACTATATGTATTAAAAACAGTTTTCCATTTACGCTGTTCTTTATTTTTCAAATACCAATTTGCCAAATCTTTTTTATTTTTATAAGCCATAGTTTACTTCTTCATATTTTTCATTATATCATTGTAGATATTGTTCATACGATATCTATCTTCAGGATCAACATTCTGTATCCAGTAATTCCAAAGTTCACGCTCAGGTAATGTTCTACCTGACAACGCAGCATTCCATGCTTGTGAATACTTTTCTTCTGGATAACCAGCAATCTTTAAGGCAGCTTTAGCATTGTTAAAAAAGACATTAGCTTGTTGTGGATCTTTATTCTTAATAGCATCTTGAGCTCTATGAACATTTTTAATAAAGTCATTCAAACCATGTTTCTGTAATTCTTCTCGCTGATCCTTAAGTCTATTCAAACTTTGTGTATCAATAATTTTTGGTTGAAGACCAGTCGCAGACATAAAAATAGCATCCATTACAGAAGTATTATTCTTTAATGGAGTTTCATTCTTTGACATCCACACACCAGTGTTTACTGCCATATCTGTACGCCAAAGATTGTTTACTTCTGCGAAGGATTTAAATGGTTGTATAAAATCAGCTGAAGTCATACCATATTGTTTATCTGGTCCTCTAAAGAAATTACCTACCCATTTCCAATAACCATCCATACCTTCCCAAGCTCCGCTCACAAGTGAACCTGAAGCTCCTGCATATGTTTCTAACACAGTTTTATCTTTAGCAAAGAAATCTCTAATAACATCTAGACCTGGATTACCATATCTTTCAGGTAAGTTATAAGTATTTCCTGTAACTAATTTTAAGAAAGCTGAAGGTAATCCTTCATTAACCAAAGATGCTACCGATAACTCATCTGGATTATACCCAGCCTTCTGAATAGAATCTTTCCAAGAGTCTCCAAAATAAGAAACACCACTAATACCAGCAGCTACAGGTAATCCATAAGCAGCCCAATAAGTTCCAAACAATCTAATTTTCTGCGGAGGAGTCAAACGATGACCTAATGCAAGTTCAGTAAGACGCATAGAATAACCAAGGAACTGCGTGGGAAAAGACAACACACCTCTTTGTAAGCCAGACTTAGAAGCTAAAGTCATATTACCAGCAAGATCATCAGCACGCTGAAGAACTTTAGCTCTGGCTAATTCATCAAATCTGCCTACAGGGTTTGCATCACGCCATTCTTTGAAAGACGTATACCACGCTCCGTAACGTCCCATACGTTCACCTTCTTTAAAGGGTAAGTCACCCATCTCAAGAAAGGAACGTCCGGCTGATCTAAATATACCGTCTGCTTTAGTGTACCCATACATGGAATTAGTTTCGTTTGAAACATAATCAAATCCAGTTCCTTTAATAGCGTTGTTAGCTTCTAGGAATTCACCAGGTTTCCAACCAAATGCTTGAAGCTTACGATCCATTGTACGAAGAATAGCTGGATCTTTATTAAACCTAGACCAAGTATGCATCAAGGCAGCTGAACCGCCTTGTGCTGCTTTACCCCAACCAGCTACACCTGCTATAGTCACAAAAGTATTAGCTTGCACAAAGAACTGTGGAAGACTGAACATACCTAAACCAGCTTTAAAGGCCATATAACGTAAGAATGAAGGACCATCTTTAATTGCTGTCACACCCCATTTACCTATGGTAGCTGCAGCATATTTCTTATTCCAACCTCCTGCTCCATAGATGTCATCCATGAAACGATCCTGCATCGCTGCAAGAGTAGTATCCCATACTGAAGGAGTACCATTAAACTGTTTAATCATCCAACGTTCTGCTTCTATCTGTGAAGCTTTAGTCTTGGCAACACCACTCTTAATCTTCGATTCCATAAAATGATAAAACGGTGCTGACATAAGATCAGGTTCACCAAGACCACTTACATCTAAATGTTCTAAATTACGTCTAATCCAATTCTCCATAGAAGAGATCTTAACATCATCCATAAACATCGAATTAGTTATGCGAGATAATGCACGATTCATACTCGTGATAGGATCCATCGGCTGTGCTGGATCATAGCTATATTGAGGATTATAACGAGTACCTTTATTATTCATCTCCATGACTTCATAGGCATCACGTTGTCCAGTAAACTCTATTTGAAACTGTCGTGCCGGAGATCCAAATCTAGTACCATCTCTAAAGTTAAAATCTTTATATTTCTGAGCCAAAGAATTATCCATGTCGATAATTCGCTTATCTTTAGGAACTACTCTAAAGTCTTCAGTTAGATTAAACCTAGGACGAATCTTTTCTCCTCCAGGTCCTCTCTTTTCTTCAAACCAACTCTTAAGTTCTTTCCAACTAATAGGTAATTGTTTAGCTGCTAATTCAGCTTCTGCATCTCTTTTATTTAATAAATGATTTCTTACTTCATTCATAATCTTAGAAAGATCTTCACCCATCAATCGATTTTGAAGAAGCATAGCTGTCGCATCACCTTCATACCAATGGTAAGTAGTATCACCCACAGTATTCCTACGAATGTCTGCTTGCTTCATATACCAAGGATGTTCATATAAAAGATGAAAACCAGGAAGACGAGGTATCTGATCAAATGAAAGTGGACGTGTTTCTACATTCTTAGTTATAATATACTGAGGACGTTGAGTCTCAATACCACTAAATCCATTCAAAGGATCTTCATGAGTCCGCCAAATCTTAACTAACTTATACTGACCAGTTTGAAGTTTTGGTATAATTTCATTACCAATAGCTGATCTCGCAAAAGTATCTGCCTTCTGAATCTTTAATTCTTCAGCATGTTCACCAGTATAAGCAATTACTGCATCACCAGGTATACTCAATCGTGCAGTAGATCTTTTTCCAGGACTTACTGCGACTGTATACGTTCTACCACTCTCTCCTGTAAACGTCCTAGTTTCAAAAGGAATGTTATGAGCAGTTGTTAAAGTACGTTCAACCCTAGAATCAACAGGAGCAGCAGGAAGTTCTCCAGCTGCACGTTGAGTAATTATCTCACCTTCAGGTTTAATAACTGCACCGACTATCCATTTAGAATAAGTCTTACCATCTAATCCAACAGTATAAAAACGATGTTCTTCATTACCAGCCCTAGCTGAATTCTTAATCTCCATCAAATTACGAAAATTATAGTCAGCAGCCATACCGCGCTTAGCTGCAAAGTATCCATCATATTCAACAGGATCAGGAACACGTTTAAAGTTCTGCATATAATATGCATAGACATCTTGAGGACTATCTAAAAACTTCCCAGGCTTACCAGTATCAAGATTCATCGAACGTTGAAGATCATCTAACATTCGTTGAAACTGAGAACCTTTACCTAGATTTGCAAATACTTCTTGCGGACTTGCACCTCTAAGTCTAGCTTTAGCTGCTTGAACATCTGAAGATATATGCTTTTCTAATATTTCACGCATAGCTGCAGGACCATAGATAGCAATCTTACGATTCATATTCTCTAAAGAAGGCAATACTTCATCAGGAGTTCTTCCCCAACCTAAACCTAAACTGTTAAGAAGACCATGATTTCCAGCTTTAGATTCTTCTGTTTCAATCACACCATCTCGAATATAATGTTCAATTTCTTTAATAGGCCGAGAAACATAGGCATAATATTTACCACCGACGTTTCCTATTGATACACCACTCTCACCAGGCTTAACACCTTCAAGCTTCTGACCATCAATCATAACAACTCTAAGACCGTTATGTTCAACTGTATTAATAGCTTCTTCTTTATTGTTAAATAACTCTGCAGAATTACGACCAAAGACAGTATCTACGTCATAATTACCAGTTAACTTATTAGGTTTAGGTAAAGACATATCAATAACATTATCAGATAGACCCATCGATCTACCTTTAATCTCATCCCAAACTTTCTCTAAAACCTTACGATTAGCTAACACATTTCCAATACGTAACACTCGCTGCATAGCAAGTGTAGTATTCATAAACTCTCCGACAAAATTATCATGCTTCTCTACTAAACGATTAAATATCTCACGAGCAAGCTGAGGTTTAGTAGCTGCTAATTCATTAGCTTTCTTATATTCATCTAATTGAGTTTTTATTTGTTCAAGATTAGCAAGAGCTTCTGGATCCTTTATATCCTTACCAAATTCAAGAGTTTGCTCCATACCCTTAATTACTTCTTGAACACGTTCAGGAGTATTAGCAACAGCTAAATCTCTATCACCTTTCATCACACTCATCATACCTTCCATCGCTGTACGCTCTGGAGTCATACGTGTGGCTTCTTGATCAACAATGCGGTTAACAGTCTGTTGTAAAGCTGCATCAACAATACGTCCTGAAGCCTCAGGAACAGATACTGAAGGTGGAACTATGTCACCTTTAGCCATTTCATCAGTAATATTATCAACTAAACCTTTAATAGCTGAACGTCTAACAGCCACCTTAGATAATCCTTTACCTAATATGGCAGCTGATTTAACATCTAAAGCACTTAAAACAGTCCAAGCATTATTAATGAATCTATCTGAAAGAGACTGACCATACATAGCCTGTGCCCAAGCAACAGCCATAGATGGATTATCTTGTTTAAGTTGCTTAAGTTTAGTTTGGTATGCAGAAGCAAACTGATCATCATCAGGAAGATCCCAAAGACCTATACGTTGCTTCTCTAACTGTTCTCCAAGAAGACCGCCTTCAAAAGCTCCAACTCCAGGGACATTACCTCTAAGTTTAACTTCTGGATAAATCTGAGTAAAAGACTTAAGTTGATCTAACCCCCAACCAAAATATGATTGAGCTTTATAAGTAGATTGCGCATCAATTAGTCCATTTAAAAGAATCTGACGACGAGCTAATATACTTTTACCTGTTCCTAAATCATCTGCCATTCCGACAGGATCTTCTTTAGCTGCATCTCTAAGTTCAGTAGAAGCTTCATCTACAGAATTATCTGTATAATCTACTAGACTATTAACAGCTTTATCTGCGTATTTACGTTCAACTACATCTACCGGATTCTTAGCAGCAAGCATTGAAGATAAAGTATTCGCATTAACTGAATAAGGATTACGTCTTAGAACCGAAGCAATATCATCTGTCTGAGTCTTAGTCTCTTCTGCAGCAAGACTACCTCTTAAATCATCTTCATAACCACCAGTTAAAGAATTATAAACATCAGCATAAGGTTTATCAAACGACCAAGATATTCTACCAGCAAGTGGACTAGCTACGTCAGGAGACATAGGCATCTTAGCCGATGACAATGTCAACGCTGGGGTGTCTTCAAAAGTTTGATCGAGAGGTGCGTACATTAATAACCAGGTGCTCCTGGGTTATATTTAGATGGAGTACCATAAGAGACTAAACCTTGTCCTAATGAGAAGGCTCCAGAACTCATAGAACTAATACCACCAGCTGTAGCTGCTTGACCTTGATACTTAGACAAAGCCAACTGTTGATTAGTAATATCTTGATTATATGTAGAAATAGTCTCACCAATCTTAAGATTTTGATTAATACCTAACAAGTTAGTTCCTGCTCTACCTTGGATCTGACCGTATCCACCTTGGAGACCACTACCAAACTGAGCACCTTGTCCCGTGGCTGAAGTTAATGCCAAAGATCTAGCACTCTGAGCATTCCGAATAACCTCAGTCTGTGCACGTCTAGCATTCAACTTCATCTGAATAAGATTCTGTTCATTAATAGCTTGCTGGTCTTTAGCTATGTTTTGATTAGCTTGGCTGATACCTTGCTGAGCTTGATAACCCATATATGCACCAACACCTTGACCAATTAAACCTCCAGCTTCTAATCCTAACCCAGCAGGGCTTGCCATATCCGTAAACATTATATTCCTACGTTGATATTCTCATAAAGAGCCCAACCACTAAAATCAAATGGTTGTCCATCTTCTGAAGTTATTTTAAGTTGTAAAGCGTTACCGCGTCCTCTGATTCGAACTCTGTTAAACATCTTATCGTAATTGCTATCTATCAAAGTAAAGATCTGAGTATTAGTCCATTTACCTGAATTACCAGTAGCAGAATAGTTCCAAAGGCCATTGATCTTGTAAGAGCCATCATTTGAATTCAGGAACATATAGACATACGGCACTTGGAACTTCATAGCAGCTTTGCCATGTAGCATGTACCCAGTCGTGAATGTAGAAACAAAGTTTACTGGTGTGCCGCTGGCAAAGTCTGTAAAGGTAGAAAAATCGTTCTCTTCTGCAAATGTAACATTAGTACCAGAAGAAACGATATATTTTACGGTAGGGTCAGGAGCTCCAGAGGAACCAGGGCTAGAGACATAGATAACGTCATGAATACGAGTGTTGCCGGAAAAAGAATAAACATAGAAAGCCTTATTAGCTGCATTGTGAACCAATGCTTTATCATATTGATATCTATCTGTTATAGAAGATTCAGGTGTACTGCGAAATAACCATGTCGTCGTATATTCTAAGGGATTGTAGGCTCCCCGAGCGAATTTCTTCGATGCCAAGGGTATAGAGTTATAATAGGATGCGATCGTCCCGATAACGAGATTGTTGACTTCCAAACCTCCTCCTTGCTGACTGGGAGTGACGGTGTAAATTCCCTCCTCGTTCCAAAAGATCGGCCACCCCAAGACGTCGACAAAAGATGTCGAGGAGTCGCAGCGTACGCCGGATATCTTCGTGACAGTATAGTCATTCGCAATAAATCCTATTCCTGTAGATCCTGTAATAAACCAAATACCATTAGCCGCAAATACAAGCATTCCATTCTGTACTGGAAATAGTTTATAAATCTGACCTGATCCTTGAATATAAATCACTCCACCGTCATCTGGAAGCTCATCAAAAAAGTCTGGACCAGTAGGATCATTTTGTTGATAACAATATCCTACTTGATTAACATTCGTTATAATACGTGAGAAATAAATATTCTCTGTCCAAGTATAAAATGGAGCATCTCCAACAGCTTGTTGTGAAGCATTTATACCCGTATACCAAACTCTACCTTGAAACCACGCTCCATTAGTAGGACGTGCTAAGGTAATTACATCAGTTAAACCTAAAACACTTGAAACAGTAGATCTAGTCTGATTAAATGCATTTAAAATAATTGAACCTTGTGGTGCTTGATTATTATTTAAAACAACATAATCTGTTGTTAAAGACGGTTTAAAAGTACCATCAGGAGTAGCAGCAGTTACATTAGTTGATCTATATTGCCACCATTGTTCTGCATTAGACGGATACGCATTTAAATTAAAAGCTGCAACAGCCGTATCTCCTCCAAGACCAACTTTAGCCTTAGTAAAAAAAGTATCTATATAATTAGGAATAGGTGTAATAGTCCAAGCATTAACTGTTTGACCTACACCAAAACTAGAAGTTTGAGCTATAGTTAACACATTACCTACATAGGAAGTAACAGTACCTTTAATAAAAATAGAAGGATTGGTAGGCCAAAAAGCATTAATTACCTGTCCTACAATAATAGATAAACTACTTGAAGCAACTGTAAAAACAACAGTTGGCGTACCACTTGCAATAACTATACTTGTTGTAGATGAAGTAGACCAGTCTGATCCCCAACCTTGGTTAAGTAAATTATATTGATGCTCTGGAGTAAGTGTTGAAGGTCTAAAATTAAATGCGACACCAGGTTCAGGTATACCGGCAAAGTCTCTCTGCTGTACAGTAATTGCTGTGGCAGTCATAGTAGAGACACCATTATATAAAACATAAAATGGTTCACAGACTGGATTATAGACAAATAAATAGCCGTTCCCCGCAGCGTATGTACATTCATACTGCGATGGATCGGCTGCACTTCCTGAGACAAGGAAGGTAGATATAGAGATTGTAGAAGCTAACTTCTGGGTAGAGAGAGGAGAAGCAACACTAGCAGCGCTAGACTTATAAAAATATAGATTAGATCCAATTTGTTGCACTACCATCTGGGTTGAACCGTCTCCGCCTACATTCTCCCACTTAAAGGATGATTTAGCCGCAGCGGAGACTCCGATAGCATTGAGTTGAAAATTACCTTCGTAATTAATGCCACCACGGCGAGTGACGTCCCCAATGACGGAGTAAATACAATTGTCAGTGTCTGTGACAGCATTCTCTGGAAAATTAAGTCCAGTGAACTCGGTCTTTAAACCACCTATAAAACTATTCTGTACTTGTAAGTTATTATTCTGAGGCAATGATTATTCTTCAATACGGGTTATAGAGAGGTTCCTCTGCTTATAATAATCCTCAACATCTGTGACACAGCGACTAAAGTGTGTCCAACGTTGGTTTAAAGCAGGAGGAATAGCTCCCATCTCGTATTTAAGATACCACAGACCTTCTCCATCGCGTTGAGCATGGAGCCTGTTTCCACCTTTAAAGAGGCGGGGGTCGGCTAGACCAAGTGAGTTTTTAGGAGCTTGTTCGTCAATAAGTTGAAATGTAATTATACGATCTTCGCTACGGTTGGTCTTGATATGGTCATCAGTCGTAGAGTTATGAAATAGTGAAGCCATTATCTATCCGGTTTTGGAACTAGAGTAAGAGCAGGTTTACCCAAGTCCTTGCTTAATTTTTTCCAACTTTGATCAATCATGGCATCCATATAAGGATCAGATATCTGCTTACTTTCTCGATTATCATTAGCCGCTTTAGGCGTATTCATAGCTAATTGAGTACCTTTATGTTCATATTCAGCTTCTCCAGGTCCTGGAGCAGGATGTGGAAGTTCTTCATGGTTTTCTGTTTGCATTTTATTTCCTTCCGAAATGAGGTAAAGCATCAAAGTAAGTAGGAGCGTTAAACAGTCCTTTGTTCTTCTGAACTGAAGACCACTGTCGTTTAGTTTCCTGGTCAATCTTAGGATTAACAGTTTGCTTAAGAGTTACAAATGCATTAGACTTGGCTTCTGCAAGCAACAATGCAAAATTTGCATCATCAATATCTGGAACAAAAGTATCCGTCATGGTAAATGGCACCATGATCTGTGCAGATACCATAGAATTACTTGTTTGTAAGGTAGACTCTATAGCTGAATTATACATATCAAACAGAATGTAATAATTCTCTAAGATTGCACATGTCTGTGGTTGCTTATCATTAAAGAACCTTAAGTTGAAATTATAAGGAGGTTCATTAAATGTCCAACTACCAACATTAGAATCATTCGGATTCATCTGATTTATTGTAGATAAGAACTGTTCTAATGGAACTATCCGAACATATTCAAACTCTAATACAGCTAGACTAGGATCAGCATTGTAATATTTAATCCAATCTATCTGATTAGTTCCAGCTGGAGCATACATCAAGACAGGTTTAAGAGAATCTCCTGATGCATTCAATTGAATAAGACGATGGTGTTCAGGTAAAGAAGACCTAGAGACAATATCATTATACTTAGTCTTTACAATATTAGCTATTTGTAAAGACTCAGTAGTATCTGAGATAGAGTTTACTTCATCCGAATCTAAATCAGATAAAATATTCTGAACTATCTCTAATAGAGTCATACTCATTTAAGGACCACTGTGCCAATCAAATCCAGGTCCTTGATCAGTTTGTTTAACAGTATTCACAATCTGAGCATGAGCCTGTGGATTAATTTCAGAAATGAATTTCAGTATTGCCGGAAGATTCCTAAGAACATACGGCAATACTGTTTCAATAATGAAGGCTATTAATGCTGGACTCATTTAGTTAATTCAGCAATAGCACCAGACTTCTGGACTTCTGCTGGAGTAGAATGCACGTCAGAGTCTTTAGCGAACATCAAGCCGATAGCAGCAAGAACTGCAGGGATTACAGTTGAAAGGTGAGACCAATCAAGAGTCCCGGTTGAAGTAAACATAGTACCAATAGCAGCAAGAATTGCGGCAATACCAGCAGTTGTAGTTTTCCAATTGAACATTTTATTATCCTTTGTAGTGGGAATTGTAGTGGGAGTAATTTTTATAATAGGCGTTCCAAACTTAATAGTTGGATCTAACTGCATCATAATTTTTATGATAGGAGCACAGCCTGGTTGCACATCAATTGTAGTAGAACTGAAGACTCCATCGGCAACGTATTTACCTGTAGTGTATTGATCAGAACCTGACCAAACATAAGGACTTGGTATACCTTTATTATAATAACCAAGACCGTTATATTCTTCTAACAGAGTTAAAGCTCCGCCAGGAGACCAATCCTTCCATTTAGAAGCATGAGGAGCACAATCAATTAATGCATCTAAAGCGCCACGATAAAAAGCATCGTGACCAGGAGGATCATTAGGATGATTAAGAAAGGGTCCGCGCCCTTTTGGAACATGAGTAGAAACTTGAGAGAGAGGATCACCTTGAGCTAATTGCCTAGAGAAATTCTGAGAAGCTTCACGTTCATGAATAACAGCAATAATAAACCAGGGAACTCCTGTTGTTGCTTCAATATATTGATAGCGTTCTTTAGCCATAGGATTAATCAATCTTTTAGCAACATTAGCTAAACCATCGACACGAGATGCATGAATATGCATATTATCCCAACGTTGTTGATTCTTTTGAATTAAAGACATTAACGAACCCTTCTTGCTCTAAGTATTCCATAAGCACTTAAGGTACTTGCACTAAATGTACCTTGAACAACAAGATTAATTGTTTGAGAGCCTGACGAAGAAAATCGAAGGGGTCCTATTAATTGATTAACATTTGCTGTCGTAGCAGTATTTGTATTGTTAAGAGTACTTTGAATTACAATATTAGTTCTACCATTCGTTTGATCAAATGTTACAGATGTCGTAGACAATCCTGTAATAGTGCAAGACAATGCTGTAGAAGATGTCCCAACAAAAGTTACATTACCAGCAACTTCCCAATCACCTGCTCCTAAAGTAAGACTTGTTAAATTTTTAGCATTAGAGTTTAAAGTAGCTCCGCTAGTTAAAGATGTTGCTGAACCTAAAGCAATAACACTTTCTTGGTATTCTTGAACATTACCGGCAGCAGCATTACTACCATTAGTAACTCCAGTTAACGTCGGAGTAGTTAACGTCGCGGTAATAAGAGTTGGACTAGTAGCAAGAACAACAGCACCAGTGCCGGTGACTGTAGAAGAAGTAACGCCTCCAAATTTGATAACATTTCCAGTACCTGCTGTATCTAGAGTTTTATTAGTTAATGTATCTGTAGTAGCTTTGCCAACAAGAGTATCGGTAGCGGCAGGAAGAGTGAGGCTACCAGAAGCAACAACAGTAGCTTGAACGGTTGTGGTTCCACTAGTAGATCCTTTAAAATTTATTAAACCATTATTACCAGCATTAGCTCCTACCGTAATAGGAGCAGCATTAGTAAAAGTGTTAGTACCTGAGAAAGTATTATTACCAGAGAATATTTCATTCCCTGAGTATGTATTGTTTCCATTAAGAAAACCTACGACTGCCCCCGAGGTACCTGTTGGAGGGACAGAAGAAATTATAGTAGACGTAGTAACATCTTGTAATCTAGCTGGAGATGTGGCTGATCCAGGAGAAGGTAAATTATAAATCTGGTTACTATTCATATCCAGATTATTCATCATCTGATTAGGAGTAGTACCATCACGAGATAGAGTATTATCAAAACTAGAAACAATTGTATCAGAATTAGCGTTGACTTCAGAGACGGCTGTGTTTTCATTCTGAAGATTCGCTAATTGTGTTAAAACAATCTTAGTCATTTAACTAATCCTTGACCATGTCTAAGTTCATATAAAGTTTTTTCCATTATGTCTAAACGTTGTGTTTGTAATGCTAAATCAACTATAACTTTGTTAAGAGATTTTAATTCTAATTTAATATCAACTACATCTTCTCTAAAATTAGTTGTATCGTTCTTTAATCTCCAATATAGCCCCGTTAATGTAAATACTGTTGTTGCCATAATTAGAAGAGAACCAATGTTAATAGTCCATTCAAACATTTATTTTCCTTAATAGTAGGGGGCTTGCGCCCCCCACATATTATTGGGTAGTCACAGTACCAGAGCGATACCGAATACGAACCTTGATAAGACCCGTTGTAAAGGTCGAACCAGTGATCTTAGCGGTAAAGTAGCTCGGAGCATTACTAGTTGTAGTAGTAGTGCCTAGAACTGAACCAGCCTTAGCAACGCCAGGGAAATAAGTAAGCTTATTGCCCAAGACAGACCAAACGCCAGTCACTTCAGCTGCGATAATAGCAGCATCTGTGGCATCGGCACTATCTCGTGTTGAAGACTTAACGAGTCCAACAGAGAAGGTAGTACCAGTAGCGCCAGCAATCTGAACGTCAATATCGGCAGATTCAACCCACACGTTTAAAGGCATGTAGACTTGTTCGTCGATAATCTGTGCAGTTGTAGTGAGTTTAGTCAAATCTAGCATAAACTCGATTTCACGAGTTTCACTAGGATTCCTATATTCACCGCCTGTAGCAGGAACAGTTTTATCCGTTCCATAACGTCGGAAGAGACCATCGTTATCGAAATAGTTCTGAGTACCCGTCAGAGATGTAAGTACAGTCATAGAGTTCTCCTATTAGGTGACGATGGTGGTATCGGTCATAATCTGAATATAATTCTCAGGACGATACAGCTTATAACCGTATTCGGTAATCGTCATATACTCCTCTTGCTGGAGATCTTTGTTGAACTCCGAGTAGACGGTAGGCATTTGACGGAAGCAACCGACGAAGGGCATAATGTCCCCGGCGGCAGCTGAGAAGAATTGATTAGCGACACCATTGGTGAGCACCACGCTGTTTACCGTTTCCGATATACCACGTGGCAGATAGTTAGAGACATAGACGTCAAACCCGTAAATATTGTACATAAACTGGAAGCCAGTCATTGCACTGTTATTCACAATTGGCTGCCAACGTTGGTTGGGAGTCAAAAGGTTAACGAGGTTAGTCTGTGTCTGTAGTGTGTAGGCAACGGAAGGATCGACTACGCAACAGAGATTACGAAGAGGAACGTTAGCACGTTGAAGTGCAAACTGCGCCTTAGCGAAATCCTGTAGAGCAATAGAGTTACTTGTACCTGAGCCAACAAAGCGGTGATTACCACCGTTGATAGCATTCAAATTCGAAGCAGTCTGTCCAGCATTACCACGGCTGAGAATACGAGCCTCGATACGCTCCATGAGGGCACGGTGCTGTCGTGGAACGAAAGCAGCCATGACTTCCTGGGAGTACCAAGAATCACGCTTAAACTTAGCAGAGATGGAATTTGCACTATAGATATACTGATCAATGGTAAAGGTAAAATTACCTGTGTCCATCTTATTATACTTTATAGCATTACCTTCTGCAAAGTCCGCGGTTTCAGCTTCACCGAGCGACGGAATATTCAGCGTAGTGCCGTCCGTAAAATCGGGAATCATGCGAACAAACTTCGTCGCATTCAGATCATCAAGCAAAAGCTCTTTAAGTTGTCGTTCCCACACGTTGGAACGAATCAAATGTTCGTTCGTAAGTGTAGTAAAACCACTAGCCATTGTTAAATTTCTTTATGTTGTTAAGTTATGTGAGAGAGAACGGCTTTGAGAAATCTCTGTGATAATCACCATCTTGAAAGGCATCACCTTGTTCAATGGCATCACGTTGCATCTGTAGAGCAGTTCGTGGGTTATTGTAGGTGTCTGGGTCTGTCTTCTTCATTTCTTGATAGTAAGACCAAGTACGCTTCTTCTCTCCTTGAGGCGCAAAGCGCTGTGTGGTAGTAGGAGCATGCATGTTTACTGGTTGAACTTGCTGATCAAGACCTAAGGTTTTATACAAAACAGAAGGATGATCTTTAGCTAAGCTATTCAAGAACGTCGGAGAAACTCCCAGTTCATCTGCTTTTGCTTTTAGAACTTCTGAAAAATTACTTCCAAAACGTTCTGTCAGCTTTCCGCGCACTTCTGCGACATTCGCAGTCTGACGTTTATGAGTATCCCACTGGCTGATCTTAGTGGAAACTAGTTCGTCGATCTTGGTTGAATCAAGTGCTGGGGCTATAACCTGCGACTCTACTTTGCTCTCCGGGGTATTTGGAATAGTGGTAGTAGTTGGGTTTTTATTAGTAAGTTGAGTAATCAACTCTTCGAGTCTTGCCCTTGTCTCGAATTCTTTCTTTAGTTCTTGTCGTTCAGCTTCCTTTTGATCTAGGCGCTTTTCGAGAAGACTGATATATGTATCTGCGTGATACTTGCTTTTGGCAAGATCTTCAGGCGTTTTGAACTTCTTGCCTTCACCGACATAATCAGGAAGGTAGTTCTTATTAGGGTCTATTACAATTTCATTATTTGGTAAAAACAGGTCGTCGGTCATCTGTATCTCTTTGATCTAGGAGACTTTTGAATTGAGATAAACACTGTTTAAAACCGTTATAATGAGCTTGTAAGTGACTCCAGTTTGCACAATCATATACTTTAGGAGACTGTTCAGAACGTTCTACGGCGCTTTCGAACTCGTCGCACATCGCTCTAAGTCTATCTAAGACTGATCGTGCTCTGTAGATGCTTTCCTTAAAGTCTTCTTGATCTTTAGTTTCTTTAAGATGTTGCGTCCATTTAGTCAGCATTTATCCTGGTCCATTGGTCATGGGTTGCGGTTGCATTTGTTGGGCCATCTGTGGAACAGGAGACCCAGGTTGTATATCAAAATCATCACCCATGCCGGTCGGCGTACTAATCATCTTCTGCGTTTGCTCTTCCAAAGAATGAGAAAGCTGTTGCATCTCTGCTTGTTCAGCCAGAGCGATATTAGGTGTGACGATATGATAATCTTTCATATTAAAGGAAGTCTCAAACATCTGTGCGAGTTTGACTCCTGAGAAATGTGGTTGAACTATTGGCCAGAGTTGACTGCCAGCGAGGGAGGTGAGATTCTGTACCAGTTCTGCTTGTTCTGCAAAGTGCCTTGCTGCAATAGGCTTAATACGGCCAATACCCGTGATATCCTCCACGGTAAGCTCCTGAAAAGTGGCCGCTTGGAGTTTATCGTTAAATACCTGGATAATCTGAACACCAGTAAGATTACGTCTAGCTAATTCAAGCATAGCGTTAAGCAAAGGCTCAACAAGTTGTATTTCAAACTGTTTTATTTTGTTTTGAAATAATCTTGCAGCTGCATTCTCAAGTCGCTGGACTTCGTATTTTGTTTTTTCGCCAGGGCTTCTAAAACCCATGGCTTCTCGCGGAGCTCCTGCCATTTCCTCCATGAGGCGTTCAATACGGTCGAGTTCAAGGTTGGCATTGAGAGCATTAACATCTGGTGAAACAATGTCTACATCACCTTCTTCAGTAACGTAAATCTTTTCACCTGGTTGCCAAGTAAAGTCATCTACGAATCCTTTAATCTTTTGCACTGGGAAGGCTGTGAAGTCCCAGACATCCGCTTTGAGATTTTCCACATGGTCCATGCGATACTGCATTCCGATAAGATTATCGAGAGGGCCCATACCCCAAAGATTATCCTGTTTTCGACGCCATGGAACATGGAATATAGGAGGGTAACTATAAAAAGAAGGGTTGGGACGGTTAGCGATGAGCTTATGTCTGTCCACAACTGTAATAATTCTATTCTTTTGGAATTCATCATTTACATAATCATACCAGTCGCCATAGAAGGTAATTACTTCACAGTAGTCAGAAAGCAAGTAATTACGAAAACTAGTAAAGCCATCCATAGCATAAAGGCGATCACGCTGTGTCCATTCTCCTTGGAATTCTCTGGCTTTGAAGCGAAGGTTTTTAAGATAGTCGAAAAGAACTTCATAGTCACCTCTAGTCTCATCTGTTGATAGACGTTCTAAATATTCTCTTA